CGTTTGGCATTAAGGTACGGGTGTGCGGCCAGGACAGTGTGTGGAGCGAATGGAGCGACATTCTGCTGTTTTATTGTGTGGAGACACCGGTGTTTAAGTTCAAAGAGATCAGCACCAAGGACAAAACCAACATTGAATACAGTGCTTTTGAGTTTACAGTGCAATACGAGAGTACCCAGGGCGAAGAACTGAACGAATATACGATTGAACTGTATGATGCCAGCAAGAGCCTGGTGAAGAGCAGTGAGACACTGCGGGTGCCGGACAAGGCGTATATTATCAGCAACTTACGCAATGACACGACTTATTACGCCAGAGCACAGGGCATTACCCAACACGGCATGAAGCTGGACACTGGATTTTGTGAGCTGCTGATTGGCTATGTAGGCGGTGACGGCTATGCGGCTGTGGCGCTGGAAAACCATTATGAAGAGGGCTGCATTTGGGTGAAATCTTATGTTGTGACGATTGAGGGCAAGGACCGCAACGACAACAAGGATGATTACCACTATGTGAGTGGATCGGCCGGGGACCAGGCAGTAGACCTGACAGTGGACGACACCGACCCGGTTAAGGCCGACATGACGTTCAAAGATGGATTTAAGGTACAGGGCAGCCATGTGGAAGAAGGAAGCGTGGTGGACAGCAGCTATGCCTTGGGGCTGAACATGAGAAGCGACCGCTGGAACAAGCTGCTGATTGGGCTGTGGAACAAACGGAGCAACGGGATCAGCATGCCGACAATGGATGAAGATCCGTATGCTTTGAAGCTGTTTTTGTGCCGCCGCGATATTGCGGACGATTACAGCAGCAATGCCTACAACTATCAGACGAACGAAAAGAAAACATGTTATTACCTGGAATTGACCTGCGGCGGATACTGTTTGCAGAGCAATGTAAAAACCAGTGCGCCAAATGGTTGGTTTAAGGTGTATTTGAAAAACCAGGGCGGCCTGTTTGAGCTGCACTGGGAGTAAAGGAGGGGTATGGAAATGATTGTGGGAGCCGATATTTTGATGGGACAGAATGCGATTTTGCCATACCCGCCCTATAATGAGGCGCTGAATGTATTGAAACTGCAGAACGGTGTTTATGACGACCTGCTGTTAAGCCGCGATGCCGACAAGGATTATGGCAAGTACAATCTGGACAATGGATGGCAGGCCCAAACGGCCATTTATGCGGCCTTTAACGGTGATACCCTGGGTGGCAACCTGCGCTACCGGGCGGAACAGATCAGCGAGATGCGGTTAAAACGACGCCGGGTTGGAACCTACAACTGGATCACCCTGGCGACCAAGCACCGGCCAACCCCGGTGAATGATGAAACCCTGAAGGAATGGGAAAAAGAACTGAACAACTGGGTACACATTGATTGGTACGCAGACGGGCGCAACACCGAGTATGAGTATGCGTTTGTGCCGATTATTGACGATGCTGAGCAAGACATGTTCACGAACAAGATTTTGAGCAGCTTTGACGGTGCGGTGCTGACGGACGGAGACATTAGTTACCACCTGTTATTTGATGCCAGCGTGACCAGCACGACCAGAACACAGCCAAACAGTGTGGTGGAAACTATGAGCAGCCGTTACCCGTATGTGATTTACGGCAGCGATCTGAATTATGAGCAGGGCAATTTTACGGCCACCGTGCTGAAATACAGTTTTGACACAGATGATTATGACGGGGATGGCGGTGCCCGGTACCGCAAGCAGTTTGTGGACTGGTGTACCAACAAGAAGCCAAAGATTTTGAAGCTGTTTGACGGACGCAGCTGGATGGCGAACATTATTAACCAGCCGAGTATCAGCTACAGTGACCATTATGACAAGGTTGCCGTGGCGTTTGATTTTGTGGAGATTGGCAGCTTGGAGAGCAGCACCGACTTGTACCGCAACGGGTTTATTGCAGAAGATATTGAAGGGAGTTGATGCGCGATGTATGTGCCAAGCACAGAAGACATACGAACCTTATACTCCCATAACATTGAGCTGTACACCCGCATTGACCTGCTGAACGACCGGATGAAGACGATTGACAGTTTGCAGGGCATTACGACCGAGGGAAGAATTTCCGTAGATGCAGATGCGGACATCCGGCGAACGTATACTTCGACCATTGTACTGGACGAAAAACATGCGATCAGCCAGTACAACGAGAGCGAGTGGATGAACAAGTACGTTTGGATTTACATTGGTGTGAAGACCCCGATGCTGGACGATATTATCTGGTACAGCCAGGGGGTATATGTGTTCAGCCAGAACGGATACAACTATGACACGCAGACCCGGAGCCTGACCATTAACTGTATGGACTTGACAGCAATGCTGAATGACACGTTGGCCGGACAGCTGACAGGTATTAAAACCGTGTTTAAGGCCGGGGGCGGAATCCGCAGGGCGATGGTGGAGCTATTACAGGAAGTGGGGATCAACAAAGTATTTGTAGAATATTGGAACCGAACGATCCCTTATGACCAGGAGTTTGATGCGGCGACCAGTGTGTGGACAATTTTGACACAATTGCGGGATTTGTATTACCCGTTTGAAATATTTTTTGAGGATGATGTGTTCAAATGCCAGCAGATCCCAAGCTGTGAGGATGACCCGCTGGTGCTGAATGCCGATGTGTTCAATGATTTGATCATCAGCGAAGACGCAACGGTGGATTACAGCGAGGTGCGAAACTGCGTAGAGGTGTTTGGCGCTGCGGCAAGCCCGGATGTGAGCTGCACAGACCTGGTGGTGGACACGACAAAGAAAACCATAACATTAAACGTGGTTGGGTTGGCATTGAGCGGTAAGAAGCTGATTTTGTTTACGCCGCCGGACAATGTGGCCGACCTGTACGATGCCGACAAAGGGTACCAGATGAAGATCAGCGCCAAAGCAACAGAGAGCAGCGATGCGGTTGTGACTGATGTTTTGAGCCTGTATACCATCAGCACAGATGAAGCCGGCAACGACAAAAAGGCCAGGCAGGACTGCATGAAACCAAAAGTACAATATGTGGTGCGCTACGATGCCGATTATTCCCCGAATGAGAATGGCGGCAAAGGGCGTTTTTATTTTTATGGGCAGGTACAGCCGCACGCCATGGTGATGCTGAAAGATACAAAACCGAGCGAGGAAGAGCTGGACAAGCTGAAAGAAACTGAGAACTGCCAGAATTTGGAGGTTGTGAGTACCGCCAACCCGAATATTGAAGGGTATGAGGAGGACGACCAGTTTTTGAACAGCCCGTTCAGCATTGAACGAATCGGACGGCGCAATGTGGTTTTGAGCGGCGGTGAATACGACAATTACACCACAGATGACGGCATTTTGGATGTGGCCGAATACGAGCTATGGAAGCGGGCGCGATTGACCGATAGCATTACGGTGAAGATGCTGCTGGTGCCGTGGTTGGATGTGAACACCAAGGTTGAATACTGCCCGCGTTACATGGGCGGCAAGACAGCCGTGCAATTTATTATTAAAAAGATTGATAAGAGCTTGGGGCAGGGAACGATGGATGTGACGCTGATGAGGTTTTACCCGTATTACCCGTACCCTGTAAAAGATGAGACAGGAGAGTGATAAGCAATGGCAGATACCTATACAAAGTTCCCGGAAGGTATTGATACGTTTGAAGACAATGCCGACCTGGACAGCAGCCATGCCGCAGCGGCAGCCCAGTACACCAAGTACCTGGCAGACGGCAAGTATACCGAAGCCAGCAATTACCTGAACCAGAACAGCGGCCTGCGCAAATACATTATTAAAGCGGCGGACATTAACCATGTGAAACATGCGATTACTGCACTGGAACAGCACTATGCCGGAGCGGTGAATTACATCATTGATGGCAAGTTTGACCCCGACATGATGATCCATGAATACAGCTACAGTTACAGCGGCGGAACCCATACCCTGACATGCAAGAGCGGCAGCAGTTACAGCAACGCAGCCAACGGCAAAGCATATTTTACCACGGCGTTCAGTGACGGGCATAGACTGGTGATCAATGGCAAAGACATGACCAGCAACGCCTACTGCGGTACAGAGAAGCTGGGCGACGGTGCGATTGGTGCCGGGCAGTGGGTGATTTTCCAGTACGATACGAGGAGAAACATTGTAAATTTTACTAACGGCAGCGGCATTGGGGCTTCCAAGCTGGCTGCCACGACTGCTTTGCCGGACCAGGTGCTGGCAGGACAGACATTTTACAGCAAGAACAAAACCCTGAAAACCGGCACCATGCAAAATTACGGCACTGTAACGGCAGAGTTGGCCAACGGCGAGAGCTACCAGATCAAGGCCGGCTATTACAGCGGCGGTGCGATCAGCGCAAGCGGGCTGGACAGCAATACGCCGGGCACTGCGGATGAAAAATCTATCCTGGAAGGAAAAACCGCCTGGGTAGATGGCAAGTTGGTGAAAGGATCTATCAAGACTTATTCTGCCACGACCCAGCTGCAGGGCGGCGAGCGCGAGAGCACCAAGATGACCGTGCAGAAAAAGGACGGTGTGACCCGGCTGTGTGTAGCCACAGATAACCAGAAAACCAACGATATTTACAGTGGCTGCTATTACGATAACGTGATGTGGCTGTGGGGAACCGCAAGCACGGCGGCCAAAGCCCTGTTGGAGGATGATACCACCAATGCGGCAACCGCCAATGATGTGGCCAGCGATAAAAAGTTTATTGACAAAAATGGCAACTGCACGCAGGGCACCCTGACCAGGCGCAGCTACGGCTTTGCCCATGACATGGGTTTTGGAACCGACAGCGAGTATTTTGCGCTGCGTAATATTGACGAGGGTGCATACAAAAGTGACGGCAATTTTTGGGCACCGGAAGTGCGCGTGAACCTGGCCGATTTCCGCAAAGGGATTGGCTGCACAGAAGATAAGATTGCGAACGGCGAAAGCATTGCTGACCTGACTGGTAAAGCCGGAAGCCGAATTGCAACGATTGATAAGGATACAACCAACGGCGACCATTACAGCAACGTGGTGACGACTGGCGGTTGCCAGCACGCATGGGTTGTGGTCAGTGTGAGTAAGACCGGAACAGAAAACAGACTTAACCGAGTGTGGGTACAGGCCAGCAACGACGGCAGCAACTGGACGGATGTGTGGGATAGCGGAAGCGGACTGCAGGCTGTATATAAGCAGCAGGCTTTGAACACATCCACAGTATACACCCAATGGCGCGTGAAGCTGAACAGCGATGGCGATAAGTGCCACGCCCATATTGTATTGTTTGTTTGAAAAATAGAAAGGGGAGGAGGAAAACATGGCATTAAGTTTTGAAGAGTCGAAACGGATGGCGGCTGAGATGGCGGCCAAAGCAGAGCCTGTGGCATTGCAGGCCGAGGCTGCCCCCATGGCCGCGGTGGTTGATATGCCACAGGCGCAGGCCAATGATGACGGCGGCTACACCCGCAGTGAAAAATACCTGTGGTACAGCCAATATAACGACGATGCGTTTTCGACCATTGACGAGATGAAAAATGTTGTGATGGACGAGAGCCAGATCAACATTACCCAGGAAACCAACAGCCAGGTGATCCCGTTTAAGATGCCGCGGCGATATGACGGCATTGATTTGATGCAGATGATGCTGCAGGTACATTACCTGAATGTGGACGGGCAGGAAGCATATGCCACACCGATCAATGTTACCTACAACGAGGATATGATCCGGTTCTATTGGCTGGTTACAAATAGTGTGACAAGCAAAAAGGGGACAGTACGCTTTGAGATCACTGCAACCGGTGTAAATGAACGCAGCGAGACCTATATGTGGCGCACACGACCAAACGGCGAGCTGAATATTTTGGAGGCTTTGAGTGGCACCAAGATGGTGGAACCGGACAAAGACTGGTACACAAGCTTTGTTGCCCTGATGGACGAGAAGGTTGGCCAGGCTTCCAGCTATGCCAGTGTCGCACAGGCCAGCGCCCAGGATGCAGCCAACGCTGCGGCGGGTGTGGATAACAAGATCCAGAATGCGGCAGCAGGAATTAAACAGGAGCTGCAGAGTGACCTTGACGCCAACTACACCAAGAAAACTGAGCTGACCACGGAGCTTGCCAAGTATTATAACAAGGAAGAAGTGGACGGCTTTGTTACACTGTTGGAAGGCAAGATTTCCGGGATCGACGGATTGGCGGCTTTTAACTGCGCGTATGATGCGGATACCCGTGCTTTAACATTTTATAACGGCGATGCAGTGATTAAAACTGTAACCTTGAGCACCGATCCTAGCGCAGAGTGGACGACCGCATATGGCAAGACGGTGGATGCTAAGATCAGCGCGGCGGTAGACCCGGTAAGCACAGCGCTGGATGAATACAAGACCAGCAACAACGAAGCCGTGAAAGCTTTGCAGGATAGTGTGGGCGACCTGCCGAACACCTTGCAGAGTGATTATTACAATAAGGAAGCAACCAACAAACTGCTGGCTGATAAGGCGGACAAAACTGCTCTGGATGGATTTACCAATGATTTGACTGTGACCAAGAATACCGTGGCAGCTTTGCAGGGCAGTGTGGATACGGCCAACAGCGACATTGCAGAAATCCAGGAAAAGATCAAAGATATTAAGCCCAGTAACGGCCATGAGTACGACATTACTTACACCAGTGATGACGGTCATTTGAGCCTGTTGGAAGACGGCACAACCAAGACTGTTGTTACCATTAAAGGTGGTGGCGGTGGCGGCGGTGAGGCAACCAGCACCATTACCATTGAACGAATTGGTGACAGCAGCCTGACCGTAGTTCAGGGCGACAGTGCATTGATCAACTTTAAGTTTACGAGTGTGGACAATGCTGGCGATGACACCGGTAATGCAACTGGCAACTGGTATGTGGGCAACACCAAGGTGGCAACCACGACCATCACCCAGGGCAAGAATACCTTTGATGTGACGCAATACTTGCACAGCGGTGATAACACCGTGCGGCTGCAGGTTACGGACAGCATGGGCAGTGTGGGCAGCAAGAACTGGTCGGTTAATGTTGTTGAGTTTTATTTGGAGAGCATTTTTGATGACTCTCTTTTTTATTCCGGCGAAGTAACTTACCGGTTTACTCCGTATGGCAATATTGCCAAAAACATCAGCTTTAAGTTGGATGGCAAAGCGATTGGCGGAACAAGCACTGCAGTGACAGGCCGCCAGATGACCTACAATTTACCCACCCAGAAGCACGGCAGCCACCTGCTGGAAGTGAGCATGACGGCGGAGATCAATGGCAAACAGGTGACAAGCAACACCCTGCGCCACGATATTATGTGGGTGGAAGAGGGCAATAATACCCCGATTATCAGTTGCGCCGTGCTGGATTACAGTGCCAAGCAGTACAGCAATGTTGCGATTAGTTATACCGTGTACGACCCGGCCAGCAGTAACACCAATGTGACCCTGGCTGTGGATGGCATTGTTGCCAGCAAGCTGACGGTAGGACGCACCAAACAAACCTGGACGTACAAGAGCAGCGAGATTGGTAGCCATGTGCTGACCATTACCTGCGGCGAGACGGTAAAGACCATCAATGTAAAAATTACCGAGCTGGGTATTAACATTGAGCCGGTGAAAACCAACCTGATGTTTGACTTTAACCCGGCTGGCCGAACCAATGCGGACGAAAACCGCCTGTGGACCGATGGCAATACCGCGATGACGGTAAGCGACAACTTTGACTGGAGCAATGGCGGCTACCAGATTGACGAGGACGGCGATACTTACTTTTGCGTGAAAGCCGGAACTACCGCCACGCTGGATTATAAGCTGTTTGCGGACGATGCCAAAAAGAAGGGTAAGAACTTTAAGCTGGTGTTTAAGACCACCAATGTGCGAGACTACGATGCTACGGCACTAACCTGCGCAAATGGCAACGTTGGTTTGACGGTACAGGCACAGAAGATTACCCTAACCAGTCAGCAGAACCACATTGAGCTGCCGATTTGCGAAGATGACTTTTTGGAGTTTGAGTTCAACATTTTGCCGGACAGCAAGTATAAAGAGATGGTGCTATGGTGCGACGGTATCCCCTGTAAGGTGGAACTGTACGATGCAAGCGACAACTTTACACAGGCAAGCCCGGTTGGTATTACGATTGGCTCTGCGGACTGTGATGTACAGGTATACCGCATGAAAACCTACGGCATGGAGCTGACGGACGATGAGATCCTGGACAACTTTATTGCGGATGCCAAGAACGCCGAGCTGATGATTGAACGCTACAACCGCAACGATATTACCAATGTGAGCGGCGAACTGGATGCTGACCTTTTGGCCGAGAAGTGCCCGGACCTGCGCATTATCAAGATCAGCGCCCCGACCTTTACGACCGGCAAAAAGAATGAGGTTTTTAATACCACCATCCAGCAGATTTACAAGAACGGACGCGCTGTGGAGGATAACTGGACCGCGACCGGCAGCCATAAAGGCCAGGGCACCAGCTCCAATGCGTATGGCGAGAGTGGCCGAAACATTGATATTAACTGTTCCGGCGGATTTACGTTTGGCGATGATAGCACCGGCAGCACCTATACCTTGACCGAGAACAGTATCCCGGAGAAATATTTTAATATCAAGGTAAACATTGCAAGCTCTGAAAATGCAAACAACGCCTGCATTGCAGATGATTACAACACGTTTAACCCATATACCCGCCAGGCAAAGAAAGATAACCCGAAGGTGCGCGACACGATGGCGTTTTACCCGTGCGTGGTGTTTATCCAGGAGACGGACGTGGAGAATGCAACGGTGTTTAAGGACGGCCAGTGGCATTTTTACGCCTGCGGTGATATTGGCAACAGCAAGAAGAACAATGACACCCAGGGCATGAACCCCGAAAACCACAAGGAAGTTATTGTTGAGATTGATAACAACACCGATGCCCAGACCCGCTTTTTGAGTGACGATCTGAGCCAGGAAACCTGGGACGGCGACCACAGCTTTGAGTTCCGCTATATTAGCAAAAAGTGTACCGAGGAAGAAACACAGGCAGCAAAGAATGCCTGGCAGAGCTTGCTGACCTGGGTAGTAAATGCAGATGACGAAGAGTTTAAGACCCACTTTGAGGACCACTTCATCAAGGACAGTGTGCTGTTCTTTTATCTGTTCACTGAGCGCCACACAATGGTGGATAACCGCGCCAAGAATGTGTTCCCCCACACAGAAGATCTGATCCATTGGGATTTTTGCATGGATTATGATAATGATACCTGCCAGGGCAACGACAACGAGGGCGGATTGACACTGACTTACGGCTATGAGGATACCGACACCATTGGCACCAAGAGCGTGTTTAACGCGGCAGACAGCAAGCTGTGGTGCAAGGTACGAGATCTTTTTGCGGACGACTTGCAGAAGATGTACCTGAACCGTGAGAGCGCTTTGGCCTGGAGTGCAAACCGTATTTTGCGCAAGATTGAGGCGTACCAGGATGTGAAGCCCGAAAAGCTTTGGATTATGGACATGCGGCGCAAATATTTCCGCACCTATGAAGACAATGGAACAACCAGTTACCTGCCGATGATGCACGGCAACAAGCGCCACCAGCGCCGCCAGTACCAGAAGTACCAGGAAAAGTATATTGCGAGCAAGTACAGCGGTACGACCTGCACGGCTGATGATATGACGATCCGCGGCTATACCCCGACCAACTGGACAGGTGTGCAGCCGGATGGCACGTTCCATATCCGCCCGTATGCAGATACCTATGTAAGTGTTTTGTATGGCTCCAACCCGGTAAAAATGCGCGGCAAGCGCGGCCAGACCTACACGATTGAGTGCCCGATTGCAGCCATGAACGATACCGAGGTTTATGTTTACAATGCCAGCCTGATGCAGAGCATTGGCGACATTAGCGGGTTTTACCCTGGGTATGTTGATTTTAGCCATGGTGTGAAATTGACCGACTTGCAGGTTGGCAACGGCACCGAAGGCTACCGCAACACAAACCTGACCGACTTTGCGGTTGGCAACAATACGCTGCTGGAGCACCTGAATTTGCAGAATGTGCCAAACCTGAAGAAATCCATCAGCTTGGCGGGATGTGTAAACCTGACCGATTTTTATGCCGGCGGCAGCGGTATTACCGGTGTGGCGTTTGCCAAGGGCGGCAAGATTGAAAAGGCTGAACTGCCTGCGATTGCAAGCCTGACGGCACAGAGCCTGAACCACCTGACCGATTTGAAGATTGACGGCTATGAGAACCTGACCACACTGGTTGTGGAAAGCTGCCCGACCATTGACCTGAAAGCTATGTTGGAAAAATGCACAGGTTTGAACCGTGTGCGCCTGACTGGCCTTGATTGGGAATGCGAGGATACAGCACTGCTTGACCGGCTGTACACGATGACCGGCCTGGATGAGAACGGCTATAATACCGAGCACTCTGTACTGGAGGGCAAGGTGCATGTACCCATTATGCGTGAAAAGAAGCTGGCAGAGTTTAATGCACAGTGGCCGGATTTGAAGATCAGCTACAACACGCTGGTGGAACAGTTTACCTGGACCTTTGTGAATGATGATGACGAGCACACAGTTTTGGATGTGCAGTACATTGACAAGGGTGGTAAGGCTGTTGACCCTGTGACCCGTGCGGAGAAGCCGATCCCGAAGCCGACCAAGAAGAGCACGGTGAGCACTGACTTTACCTATGCTGGATGGGACACAGAGTTTGTTACAGTATTTACCAACCAGACCGTAACGGCCAAATATACCGAGAGTGTGCGGAAGTATACCGTGCGCTACCTGAACAATGGTACGGAGAAGCAGAAAACAGTTGCCCCCTATGGCAGCATGGTGTTGTACGAAGGCGATACCCCGACCTATACGGCGGAGGAAGGTGCCTATAAGTTCTACCTGTTTGACCATTGGGACAAGGGCGGATATGTGAACGGAGACAAGGACATCAATGCGGTATATGACAGCTGCGAATATACCTCTGGTTATTTTGACGGCAAAGAGATTGGCAGTTTGCGCCCGGTCGAGATTTACGCAATGAAAAAGGTTGGTGTGGAGAATAAGGTGGTTAGCCCCAAGGACGCTGTGACCATTACGATGGGCAACGACTTTAGCTACTCTGACATTGAAGAGAAGGTTTTGATTAACGAGAAAAAGACCTTTGATGGCACCAACTATGTGGATACCGGTGTGCAGCTGTTGAAGGAAGACCGGGACTGGGTGCTGGCGGTAGATCACCGGATGACCACAACCGATACGGCCAATGCTGTGCTGATGCAGTGTTTTGAAACCAACGGCATGAACGGTATCCGCATTTGGAACAATAATGGAGCCAAGATCAGTTGGGGCACCGAAAGCGCAACAGCTGCCACAATTGGAACCCGTGACATGGTGGTAATGCGCCACAAGAAGGGCGAAAACAACTTGCATGTGTATACGGCTAACATTTACGGTGACGACATTGTTTACACCGAGATTAACCGTGGACGAATTACACAGACCAATGCAACGCTGGTGTTTGGTTGCGCCAAGGCAGATGACGGGGAATATGAACGGTTTGCCAAGGGTGATGTGTACTGGGCGAAAGTTTGGTATGCAGACCTGGGCGACAATGCCTGCCGGAAGTTGGCTGCATGGCCACATGAAACCCGCGAATATGAAATGTGCGGATTTAAGCAGTTTTATTTAAGCGATAACACAAACAAGCGCTGCGCAATGACGTTTTTGGCGAAAAATACGCTGGCACGCAAGATGCCGATTACCAGCAGCTATCACAACAATGGCGGTTGGCCTGCAGCAACGCTGCGTACCTACCTGGACAAGCGGCTGCCGAATGCCTTGCCGATTGGATGGCAGCAGTTGATCCAGCAGGTAAAAGTGACATCCAGTGCAGGCGGAACATCCAAGGAAATTGTGACGGCGGATTGTTACTTCTTTATACCGGCTGCATATGAACTGAACCCCAGCATGAACAGTGAGCCGTATATTTATGAAGGTACAACGATCAGTTACATGACGGATAATCAGAGCCGAATCTGCTATGACGATGATGGCGCGGCCACCACTTATTGGACACGCAGCCCGAATGTTCAGTATGCAGATTACTTTTTGCAGGTTGCGGCAGACGGCCAGATTTACAGCTATGTTACCCCGAATGAGCAACATGGCGTGCGCGTGATGTTCAGCGTGTAAAGGAGGTTGAGGGAGGAAATGTATTACAAGGTGATATATAACGGCCAGGTGATTGATGCCCTTGACCACCTGAGTTTTGTGAAATACCAGGCGAAACACGGAATTATGGTGAACTGCACGGCAGATGATGCCGAAGGAATTGTGAGCAGTGATGGGCGCTACATCTGGCATGTGGACGGATACTATAACATTCCGGCGGCAGGATACGATACCGTGCAGTTGGAAAAGATCAGTGTTTACGAATATGACAAGCTGAAAGCCTTGGGGGCCAAAACCCCTGAGGCTATTATTGATGCTTATACCCTGAGCCTGATTGAAGGAGGTGTGCTATGAGTGACTTTGTGGAGAGTTTGCGGCGGTTGTATTTGGATCGCCGGTTAAAAGAAGCGACCCTAAATGCGCTGTGGCACAAGGGCAAAATCAGCCGCAATGAGTTTGACTACATTGTGGGCGGAAAGGAGACGAGCAATGTACACGATCCTGATTAACGAGGACAATACCCTGACCGCCAGTGTGGTGGAGCGCGTGATGCAGCAGAGCAAACTGGTAGACACCCTGCATTTTTTGGCTGACCCGGAATACAAGGGCAAAGACATGCGCGACTATGTGGTGATGCTGGAATACCGGTTGCCGGTGAGCAAGAAATACCGCACCGAGTTTTTGACGCTGAGTGACGAGCTGTATAAAAACAAGCTGGAATATAAGCTGCCCTTTGACACAGCGCTGACCAGTGAGGCCGGTGTGATTGAGTTTCAGCTGACCTTTGGCAACATTGAGATGGATGCTGAAGGAAGGACCACCCAGTACATCCGCAAGGTTGGACCGGGCGAAATTAAAATTATTGATGTTTACGACTGGGCAGCCACGATCCCGGACGAAGCACTGAATGCTTTGGACCAGCGGATTATTGCAATGCAGGCCATGCTGAAGGCCATGATTGATAAGAGCAACACCATGATGAACAACAAGGCCGACAACCTGAGCTACAAGAATGACATGCTGCAGCTGACCGCCAACGGAAGTCCGATTGGCAATGCGGTAGAGATTAAGAGCAGCGGCGGTTCCGGCAGCGGCGGTGATGGTACAACTGATGGAAATATGCGGGTGGTTGAGTTTTAAGGCTTGGCCGCCTGCATTTTTTCTATATAGCGACAAATGGAGAAAGGAGTTGGGAGAATGGCAACCACAAGCAAGTTGGGCTATGGTAACGCAGAAAACCTGGATACAGCGATTACGAATGGAATTATTGACGAGAAGGACCTGGTTATTACCAAGGATACATCGGAGTTTTATTACATCCGTGACGATAAGAGCAAACAGGCGATCCGCCCCCGTACCCGTGTTTTTGACAGCAACGGGCAAGCCAATGAGCAGTTGAATAACAGCAGCGACACTTATGCCGGGCAGACCGTAATGATTAAAAACACCGAGGGCAAGTATGAGCCGTGGATTGTACAGCTGTTGGATACCGGGAAGTTTGCTGTTGAACCGTTCAACACTGCAAGCACTGGATTTGTTTGGCAAGAATTTTAATCGACAAAAACAACATGAAATTTAAGGAGAGATAATTATGGCAGAAGTAAAATTTAATTATGGTACCAAAGCTAACTTTGAAGCCCTGCAGGTAAAGGACAACGACACCCTGTATTTTTTGACTGACACTTTGCAGATTTTTAAGGGCGCAGTTGAATACACCAAGAGCTGCAAGCTGGTGAGCACCCTGCCTGCTTCCGGCCAGGTGCAGGGCGTTGTTTATGTGCGCACCAGCGACTTTACCCTGCATGTGTTCAATGGTACCAGCTATATCCAGCTGAATAAGGCCACCGTGACTGAGATCCCGGCTGCCAACGCCAGCGATGACAATGTGCCGACCACCAAGGCTGTTGCCGATTACGTCAACGCCAAGATTGAAGCCGTTGAGAATGCCAAGGGCAAATTTGTTACCGATGTTACCTACAATGAGGGCGTGCTGAGTGTTGCCAAGGGCGGCGACCCCGTTGCTACCACCCTGATTGGCGTTGTGCATGCACCGACTTATGACGCAAGCACCCGCACCATCAAGCTGCCGGTATTTGGCGGCGACGAACTGACCATTGCGCTGGGCAAGGATCTGGTTGTGACCAGCGGTACTTATAATGCCAAGGACAAAAACATTGAGCTGACCATTACCAGCGGCGATGTGATCAAGATCCCGGTTGGCAGCCTGATTGATGTTTACACCGGTCTGGCAACTTCTACCGCTGAGGTTACTGTTTCTGCTGACAATAAGATCAGCGTGAAGGTGAAGGTGAGCGCCAAGGCTGACAACTCCATTACCCTGGAGGAAGACGGCCTGTATGTTGCTGTGCCCGATGCTTATACTAAGGCCGAAGCTGACAAAAAGATCAAGGCTGTGCAAACCGCCCTGGATACGCACGCTGCGAATGCCGACATCCATGTGACCAAGGAACAGAAGGCCACCTGGGATGCCAAGGTGAGTACTGAACAGCTGGCTGCCGCCAAGAGCGAGGCCATTGGTGCTGCCGCTGCTGACGCAACCACCAAGGCTGATGCTGCCCGTGATGCCGCCAAGGCGTATGCTGACGGCCTGAACACTGCCATGGATACCCGCGTGAAGGTTGTTGAGGGCGCTATTACCTGGAAGACCATTGGCTGAGACGGCCAAGCGGTTAGTTATTTTAAGTTGACATAAAAAATAGCCTTCGCTGCAGGGCCAGTGTTTTGCGAGTAGGAGAACATGCACTGTGCAGCGAAGGTTTTATATTGTATTGACAAACAACGATGTTATATTCGTCAAATTAAATACTGAATCGAAACCGCTTATCTGTACGCAGGTAGGCGGTTTTTTATTGTTACAAAAAGGAGTTTTACGATGTCAAAACTTTCTTTATGCGAGATCCAACAGTCGCAGCTGGATAAAACTCCTATTGTGGATGGACAGTTGGTATGCTGCTTGGATACGGGAAACACTTACCGGGACACAGCCGGTGGGCGAGTTCGGATTGGAAGCGATCTGGAACGCGTGAGTGAGCTGCCATTGGCCCCGCTGGCCGGGAAGATTTATTACCTGCCGCCCGGAGATTTGTATATCTATAACTCTGGTTGGGTAATGCTGAATGATACTGATTTTACGATTGGGGCCAGCAAGGCTGATGCCACAGAAGCCAATTTGGAGCTGAAACATGGTGATGTGGCAAAGGGTACGGTAAAGGTGCGCGGCACCGGCATTACGAGCGTGACGGCGGATGCAGATGGGCGACTGATTATCAATACCCCAAACCCGGAAGCTGTGATTGACGAGATCACGAATACCGAAATTGATAATTTATTCAAAGACGAATAGGAGGGAACAATATGGCATTTTTGAGTTATGACGGTCTGCTTTATTTTTGGCAGAAAATTAAAGCTTTGCTGGCCGGTAAGGTAGATAAGATTGATGGTAAGGGACTTTCGACCAACGACTATACCACTGCTGAGAAGAATAAGCTGGCCGGGCTGAAGAATTACACCCACCCGACAACCAGCGGGAATAAGCATATCCCTGCAGGCGGCAGTGCCAACCAGATTTTGGGTTGGAGCGCGGACGGCACCGCTAAGTGGGTAAACGAAAAGGATACTACCTACAGTGTGATGAGCGGCGCAACGGTTGATGCGGATGGCAAGAGCGGGCTGGTGCCCAGCCCGACGAAGGGTGCGCAGCGCTGGCTGGATTCGACCGGTGCTTGGACGACCCCGCCGGACACCACCTATGGAGCTGCAAGCACCACGAGCGCTGGCCTGATGAGTGCCGCCGATAAGAAGAAGCTGGATGGTGTTGCGGATGGTGCAAACAAATATGTACATCCAGCCACAAGCGGCAACAAGCACATCCCGGTAGGTGGTTCTGACGGCATGATCCTGGGCTGGAGTGCCGATGGTACGGCCAAGTGGGTTGCCGACAAAGATACCACATATACCAACTTTAAGGGTGCGACTGCTGATACGGCTGGTAGTTCCGGCCTGGTGAACGCACCTGCCAAAGGGCAGCAGGGTTTGTATCTGCGCGGTGACGGCACCTGGGCAACCCCAACCAATACCACTTACAACGATGTAACCCAGAGCGCACACGGTTTGATGACTGCCGCAGATAAAAAGAAGCTGGACGGCATTGCTACCGGTGCCAACAAGTATGTACACCCCAGCTATACCGCACATGACAGTGGCCTGTACAAAATTACTGTGGATGCGACCGGACATGTGAGCGCTGTGACTGCGGTTGCCAAGGGCGATATTACGGCATTGGGTATCCCCAGCACCAACACCACCTACAATGATGCCACCCAGAGCACCCATGGTCTGATGAGCACTGCCGACAAGAAGAAACTGGATGGTTTTGGCGCGGCAAGCACCTATGCCCTGAAGAGCGACATTACCGCTATGTACCGTTACAAAGGCAGTGTGGCAAGCTATGACAAACTGCCGACCAGCGGCCAGACCATTGGCGATGTATACGACGTTGGCGATGGCATGAACTATGCCTGGAATGGCGAGAAGTGGGATGGACTGGGCCAGGTGTTTACCATTGATGCGATCCAGAACACTGAAATTGATACCATTTTGGCGTCTTAAAAAAACTAAACCAAGAGGAGGTGTGGTAAAGTGGGATATTTGAATAACGCGGGGTTAAGCTACTTTTTTGGCAAGCTGAAAACTATTTTTGCGCCCATTAGCCACGGGCACGGGGGAGCTACACAGAGCGCGGCTGGCTTTATGAGCGCAGCCGATAAGAAAAAATTGGATGGGATTGCCGAGGGGGCGAACAAATACAGCCTGCCCACGGCGACCAGCAATGTGTTGGGCGGCGTGAAAACCGGAGCGAACATTACAAACAACAGCGGCGTACTTAGCGTGACGGCGGCCAATGTAAGGGATGCACTGGGATACACCCCACCCAAACAGGACACAAACACATGGCGGCCGGTTGTGAACAACTTGACCAGCAGCGCGGCCGACCAGAGCCTTGCGGCAAACCAGGGTAAGATCCTGAATGAGAGCAAGGCCGTCATGATTGTGTTGACAAATGAGAACTTAAACGATGTGGTGACGCCGGGATTTTACAGTTCTGGCGGCAGTAACAGCGTGACAAATAAACCAAGTAACGTAGACAATTTTGGCTTGATTGTGATTCACCGGGCAAGTGGAAATTATTATACCCAGATTATTTACAGCGACAGTGCTGCTTACCGCCGCCATTGTGTAAACGGGACCTGGAGCGGATGGGTGCAGGACAAGCTGACAGATACCGACACTTGGCGCGGCATCCAAAACAATTTAACCAGCGACAGTACGACCGACAGTTTGAGCGCAGCGCAGGGCAAAGCACTGAAAGCTTTGGTAGATGGCAAGGCGGCTACGGGACATACCCATAATTATGCTGGATCCAGCAGTGCAGGCGGTGCCGCAACGAGCGCCAACAAGGTGAATGCAGCTTTGACGATTAACCTGAACGGGACAAGCCAGGGTGCATGGGATGGCAGCAGTGCGAAATCTATCAGCATTACGGCAGCCAGTGTGGGCGCAACAAGTGTGACAATTAGCAGGTGGTGATTTTTTATATGGGAGTTTATTTAGGAAGTACGCAGGTGGATATGCAGGGAGGTTTTGTGACTGGTGGTGCCAGTGGGGCGAGTTTGCAAAGCAAGACAGTCAGCCCCAGTGAGAGCGCACAGACGATCAAGGCCGACAATGGCTATGACGGTTTGAGCCAGGTTACAGTAAATGCAGTATCGAGAACTTATGTGGGAAGCGGCGTAACGAAAAAGAGTGCTGCGACTTATACGCCAGGTACCAGTAACCAGAGTATTACATCCGGCCAGTATTTGAATGGAACCCAGACGATTAAGGGTGACAGCAATTTGACCGCCGGCAACATTAAAAGTGGTGTGAGTATTTTTGGAGTTTCTGGTACTTACACGGGCAGCAGCAGTGGTGGAAGCGGAAGTGTGAGTTTACAAAGCAAAACTGTATCGCCAAGTGAAAGAACACAGACTGTAAAACCTGACAGCGGATACGGCGGATTGAGCCAGGTGACTGTAAATGCTATTTCGACTACATATGTGGGCAGTGGTGTGACCAAGAAAGCTGCTGCGACTTATACACCATCGACCAGTAACCAGACGATTGCCGCAAGCCAGTATTTAAGTGGTGCGCAAACCATTAAAGGTGATGCAAACCTTGTGGCCGGAAACATCAAAAGCGGTGTAAGTATTTTTGGCGTGACAGGAACTTATGCCGGCGGCGGGAGTTCCGGCGGCAGTGGCAATAACAATGTGGAGGCTTATGCTATTACGGACACCAACCCCCGCGTGAGTTTTAAGCGCACTGACGGAGTAATCAAGATTTGGGGCTACGGCACCATGACCAGTTCCAGCGGCTGGGGAGGGCAGAGTACGAGCCTGATCGCGTTTGAGGGTGACAAGTACCACAAGAGCGCCATGTACGGCGGCCCAAGCAGCACCGATCTGAGCCTAAGCATCAGCAACGGAAAACTGACTGGGCTGCCGAGCGGATTATCCGCAATCAGCGCGATTGTAACGAGAGGTATATGATTATGGCAACTAATACAAAGTTGGATAGTTTGGTAATTAACTACCTGACACAAGCCCAGTATAATAATGCTAAGCGTGAAGGAACGCTGAACAGCAACCAGATCTATATGACACCGGCCTCCTCCAGTAACTATACGCTGCCTGCCGCTACCAGTTCAACCCTGGGTGGTGTGAAGATTGGTAGCAATATTACGGTGAGCAACGGTACGATCAGCCTTAGCAAGACCAATGTGACCGCAGCGCTGGGATACACACCGCCAACAACCGACACCAAGTACACACTGCCGGCAGGTAATGCTTCGACTTTGGGCGGTGTGAAATTGAGTGATTCGACCAGTTCAACAAGTTCGACCAATGGTGGTATTGCGGCAACACCGGCGGCGGTGAAGGCGGCCATCGCGGAAGCAAAACTTGCAGCCTGGCCGATTGGCAGCATTTACATGAGTGTAAACAGTACAAATCCGGCAAGCCTATTTGGTGGCACGTGGGAAGCGCTATCGGAACGCTTTTTGATTGGTGCTTCTAGTTCTTACCCTGCAGGTAGTACAGGTGGCTCTTCTACCCATACAATTTCCAAAAGTGAATTGCCTTCTTATACACTTGCTGATGCTGTTTTGGCAAATGGCACAAATAGTGCTAAAGTTACCACGTCTAATTCTGGCTGGGGTATTCCCAACTGGAAATATGGCGAAATCACTACGGGCGGTGATGGCAATTCCTTTAGTCTTTTACCCCCATATTTGTCTGTATGGATGTGGAAGCGAACAAAATAATATATCTAGATCTATAAAGCAAATTCACTTTACAATACGATGGAATGTTAAAAGGAGGCTGATGGAAGATGCGGCTGAAAAATGGAGAGGTATGTTTTGGGTGGCCATTGGCGCAGCATGTGATTACGGCTGGATGGAAATATAACAGTGGGGCGCTGCACAGGGCGATCGACTTTCGCGCTTTGGTGGGGACACCGGTATTTGCGGCGGAAGATGGAACGGTGCGCGTGGTTTACCATTGGAATGGGCGCGTGACGCAGGGCGACACCAACAGTTATGGCAATATGGTGAAGATTGAGCATACAGCGTATAAAGGCGGCAAGCTGGAAACGTTGTATGCTCATTTGAATTCTATCACGGTGAAGGTTGGACAGAAGGTGAAAACCGGCGAAGTGATTGGCTACAGCGGCCAGACCGGCAACTGTTTTGGTGCCCATTTGCACTTTGAGGTGCGCTGGAAAGGTGTGCGCGAGAACCCGCTATGCTGGCTGGATGATGACTTTAAGCCGGCCAGCAGCGGTGTGATTTTGTGGGCCAATGCAAACCAGCACAGTGTACAGGTGGACAAGCAGGAAGCGGCTGAGGAGCCGAAGGTTGAACCGGCAGTGAAAAAGACTGTGGCAAAAGCCATTACCCTGAACAACGGCAAATGGAATGTGCGCAAGGGTGCCGGAATGCAGTACCAGTCCATTGGGGTGATCAGCAGCCCGAATGCCAAGACCGGCAAGCCTGTTTGCATTGGATATGAGACGGTCGTGAACGGCTGGTTCAAAACGGTTTATGGTTATATCAGCCAAAAAGCGGTGAAGAGCCATACCTGAGTGCAGCCAAAGCAGGTGATTTTTATGAAGGAAAACTGGAGCCTGATGAGGTTCAGCAAAAAGATTATTGTTTTTACGATGGGCGCAACGATTGTTTACGCGATTGTTTACATGATCCTGTGTTTTAGAACCGGACAGTTACCGGAATCGTCTTTTAATATTGGGCTGTTTGCGGCAATGAGTGCAGAGAATTTGTGTAACGCCTGGATTAAGGTGAGGGAAAAAGTAGCGGAAGAAGAAAAAGCAGAGGGTGATAATGCGCCCCCTGATGATGAAATTTTTACGCCGATTGATGAGACAAGTGACACGGAAGAGATTGGAGGTTAGGTATGGAACAGGGAATTGTATATATTGTGATGGGCTTGGTTTGCGTGGTTGCTTTTATGGTCGGCAAATACGTGATGCCGAACGCCCAGGAGACAGTAAACAAAGCGCTGAACCTGTTGAGCGGCTACCCGCTGTTGATGCAGTGGGGGTTAAGTGCCTGTAAATATATCAAGCAGTATTTTAACGATATTTCCGGCGAGGAAAAGAACAGACGCGCCGCAGAACTGATTATGGAAGTGGCCAAGCAGGCCGGCGTTACCATTACAGAGGAGCAGGCGCGTGCGATTGCCCAGGCGGCTTACGAGCAGATGAAGGCGGGTGAAGCTGCTGCCGGAGAGAAGGTGAACGCAGATGCCTAACCCGGTATTTACATTTACGGCGCAGGACATACTGATGCTGGTGCTTTCAGCTTGTGCGGCGGTGGTTAGTATTTCGAATGCGATTGCCCAGGGGGTTAAGTTCAACAACTTTTTGAAAAAGCCAAACAGAGATCAGGATGCCCGGATGGACAAGATTGAAGAGCGGCTGAAAACGGTGGAAGGGCGCTGCGACACGTTTGACAAGCAGTTGGAGGGTGTGAAGAAGCACCTGAATAGCCTGGATGAAAGCATTAACATGCTGCTGCGGGCAGAATTTGCACAGCTGGGGCACAACCTGAACGGCGACAATGTGGAGCAGATGCAGCGAGCATTTGACGATATACAGGAATTTTTGTTTAAGCGTTAAGGTTGACAGCTTGCCACCATTCAGCCTTCCGGCTAGTGGCAAGTAAATTTTACGCTTGAGTAAAAACAGCAAAGAATTATACAAACAGGAATAGGGAGTACCTTTGGTTTGAAACCTTGGGTGCTCCCTATTTTTTAGCCGGTTGGAAGTATCAATACAGTTCAGAGACAGAAAGAACTTTGGCAGGAAGATCCTCGCGCTTGCCGGATGGGGTTGGTGTAGAGATGCTGACAGATATCGGTAGAGTTAATTTTACGAGTAGTATTATTTTTTTGGCAAGGTTCCGACATTTTTTAACGGCCTGCTTATCACGTTCCGCCCTACATTCCAGGCAGAAAGATGCACGAGGGCCACCGGTGAAAGTAATACCGCACGACTTACAAACATGAGATATCATGTGTGGTTTATGGACGGCTTGTCCACGACATGTGGGGCGTAAACGCTGTCTTTCTGCCCTTCAAACGAATCTCAACACCGAGCACAACGACGAAGTATGAAATTACCCCTTAAAATAAATCATTGACAGAGCATCGAAACAGCGAGGCAAGAGTTTGTGCTGCCTGAACAGTAGGTTTGCTTTCGCCGGATTCAATGCGTTGGTATTGGCGGGCGGATATACCGAGTTTATCTGCTGCCTGTTGGACAGTCATATTAGCGCGGGCACGCATGGCTTTGAGACCGATGGGCTTGATGTCCGAATACTTTTCGGCCTGGCCATGATAATAACCAAGAGCAAAGGCACCTTGCAACTCAATGGGAAGAATGCTGTTAAATCCGTTCTGAACGTCTTCCTCGGTAAGGGTTGAATATGTTTGGGTAATCAGGCGATCCAGCTCTGGAGAGATACGGTGTTCAGAACGTACACGAAGAATCAGCTTGGTAATTTCCAAAAACGGATACATGGTGGCGTTTTGGAAGCTATTTGTTTTTGGACCATCGTCGCCATAGACTGCTGTAGTTAGTTGATTATAGAGAATACCCATTGCAAAAACTTGTTCTGTAGCAAAAGCCATAAGAAAGTCTCCTATCCGCATGACGTTTAGTGTCGTTTCTTTGGTTATATAATGCGACATTTTATGTCATGTGTCAAGGAGGTTTTGAAGATTATTTGAGTTGCTCCCTCCTCCATGTTTCGCTAAACTGAACTTTAGCGAAGTTGTGTATATATGGATTTTGTTTAGGACTTCGCTTCCACCCTATCGGATTGATTATTGTTGTATTGGCGGCATGACGGGTGTATACTTTTTGGTGTATAGTCTCATGGTGCGCATGACTAGCTTGCCGACTGACATGAACGGTTTATGAATTGATAGATGATACATGCGACAAGATTGAATCCGGCCGGCGCTGGCTGCTGCAGCTATTACGAGTTTGTTTTACGCCGAAAACTGCAAAAAATCAAACCCTCTCCCATGCTGCCGATTGATGGGCAGAGCATTTAGGGTTGAACTACGAGTTTCTTTTACGGTGAAAAAGCGCAAAAAATACCGATTGTAATAAAGTCAGGACGGTATGGACGGGCGGCGCATGGCAGAACTTGAAGTTGATTTATGACCACCCATAGCCAGAATTACGAGTTTGTTTGACCAATAGATTGAAAAAATATGGTTCGGACGGCCAGATATGGATGGTTGATGCAGCGGAATGAACTACGAGTTTTTTTGATTTGAAAAGGCGTAAAAAAATCAGGGGTGGGACCACTCCCCTACCCTATCCGTTTGGATTAAAACTACGAGTTTGTTTGACGAAAAGCGCAGGAAACAAAAATTTAAGGTGAATTACGAGATTGTTTGATGCGAACTGCGAGATTTTTTGACGGCAATTACGAGATTGTTTGACAGCGAAAAGCAGGATTTTGCGTAAAAGAAACTCGTAGCAGGAATAAAAGAAACTCGTAGCCCGTATAAAAGAAACTCGTATGTAGAATAAAAGAACCTCGCAGCTCGTGTAAAAGAAACTCGCAATATACCTTATATAATATAAATATAAAATATAAATAATAAATAATAATAAGCGCAAAAAATTTTACTACGAGTTTTGTTTTGAAGAAAAGCGCAAAAAAATCAGGCTTGACGAGCGAATAAAAATAGGGTAAGATAAAGATATAATGCGTTAGGTATACCCACCTGTGCGATGCGATACATACACTGTGATTTGGAGGTTGAGCTTGACATGGCGGACAGGCTATGCGAGCGAACAGAATAATGAAAGACCAAAAAGTAAACCGTGCAGGCACAGGAACGGTGATTACCGGAGAGGTGATGACGGACGAAGAGGTTAAGGCGAAAAAGGAACAGGAAAAGAAGACCGGCTCCCCTTTTGCCGTTGGCTCTTACATCACCAAGAGCAATGACCTGATCCAGAAGACCAAGTATTCACTGCCGCGCAACGAGCAGAAAATTTTGTTCATGCTGCTTTCCAAGATCGACCAGAAAAATGACACGGATGCTTCGAAGTATTACACGATTACGTTCAGCGACTTTTCAAAGCTGACAGGTGTGAATGCGGAAAAGCCGGCCTATGTGGCATATTTGCAGCACACGATTGAAAATTTGGAGAACCGGACATTTTGGGTACCGATTGCCCCGACTAAGTATAAGAGCATGAGCTGGGTACGCAAAGGTTCGATTATTGATACTGAGGGCAAAACCATCAGTATGCGGTTCAATGAGGACATTTGGAAAGACATTGCTCAACTGACAAGCAATTACACATCTTACAGCATTGAATACCTGCTGATGATGCAGAGCACCTATTCTATGCGTGTGTATGAAATTATCTTATCTTATGATAACGGCAACCGGGACTACGAATACGCAAATGGGCTGGTGTTTGAGCCGGTGACGGACAAGGTGCTGGGGATGTTCCCCGCCAAGCGGAGCCAGCTGCGCGGATACAAGTACAAAAAGTTTGGCATTGATGATTTCAAAAACCTGCTGTCTGTACCGACCAAAGAAGAGCGCGGTATGAACCGCAAAAAGTCCGATGTGGATAACAAGTATGACCGCGAAAAGCCGTTGACAGAAAAGTACCCGAATTTTTCAGACTTTGAACGCAATGTTTTGAAGCTGGTGAAAAATGAAATCAACGAGATGACAGACTTGTGGTTTGATTATGAGCCGGTACGAACCAAAGGCGTGCGGAAATACACCCATCTGTATATCTTTATCAAGTACAAATCACGCAAAGAGATGGAGAAGGTACGGGCGTTTTTGAGCGCGAACCAGCGCAGCGACCAGGAGGTGGCACGCAAACAAAAGGCGAAGAAACAAGCTGTTTTGGCGGCTGAAACCGGAGAGGTCTCTCCCCTGCCCCCGGCTGTGATGGGAATGACGTTTCGTAAGGCGCGGGGCGAGATAGAAGACCGGGCTGGCTATGCGGGCTACAAGAAGGAGCTGACCGTAGAAGAGCGGAATGTTTTGGCAAATGTGTTTACTTATGCGGCCAAGATATTGACCAACCAGAACAAGCAGGGCCAGGCTGAAGAGACACTGGAAGCGCTGAACGGAATCATCCAGAATAACCACGGGCTGAAAAGCTGGACGTTGGGTGAACTGGAGAAGTTTAGCGTGATGCTGAGGCAGGATGTGGAAAAGAAATCTGCGCAGTATTACCGCACGGTGGTGTACAGCGACATTGTAGAAAATTCCGCCACGATCATTGAAAGCGGAAAACGGCGGATGGGACAGGATGGTAAAGAGCCGATGTTCCGGCTGGATGAAACAACATTTGAAGAATAACCAGGGGAGCTGCTGACGAGATGGCTCCCCTATTTTTAACTGTGCTACAGCAACAGGAACTTTTGAGTTTGACAGATGCTCTACCCCGTTGACATTGCCACGAAGTGTGATATAATCAAATTAAACAGCAACAGGAACTTTTGAGTTTGACAAGTGAGGGTTAGCTATGGCAGCAAAAATTATTACGATTGCGATTGAAAAAGGCGGCTCTGGTAAGACGGTTACGGCTTCTAACCTTGCTTACCTAATGGGAGATGAAGAAAAAAGGGTTTTGTGTGTAGACACCGACCCGCAGGGCAACCTGACCTTTGCATTGAGCGGCGGCAATACGATTACAAGCAATGCTTATTCCCGCAAAGCGCTATACGATATGTTTGACGGGTTCAAGTACACCACCACGAAAGAGTATATTGTGGGGACAGAGTATGAGAATGTTGATATGATCCCGGCAAGCAGCCAGACACCGCGGATCAACAAGCGGTTGTCGGACCTGTTGGCTGATGCGCAGCAGTATGATGTGGGCGACCCAAGACGGTTGGAATCTACGGCCGACTTTTTGCTATACTTTTTGGACCAAGTGCGGGAGAACTATGATTATATCATTGTGGACACCCAGCCGACCCGTGACAGTATGATCCTTTCAAACGCATTGGTGGCAGCGGATTATGTATTGATCCCGATGATGTGCGATTCGTTTTCTGAGGATTCGGCATTTAGAACTTATTCCATTTGCAATGAGCTGCGCAAGAACCCAAAGACGAATCTAAAAGGGATCGGCGTGATTTTGACCATGGTAGACAAGGGTGCGGCCACGAGAGAAACGCGGGAAGAATGCCAGAGAGTGCTTGGTCCTACCCTGTTCAAGACTGAGATACCCAGCGCTTTGGCCGTGAAGACATCGGTGAGAAGATGTGTGCCGGTATGTTATTCTGCCAAAACACAACCGATTGGCAAGAGCTATGTGGCAGCTTATAAAGAGCTGAAACAGCGGCTTGAGAAACTGGACAAGGAGGAAAAATGAGATGGGTTTGAAGTCAAAGCCGAAGAAAGGCAATGAAAAGAAACTGAACATTCCTACCAGCAGTGCAGCAAAAGAAGTGAACGATAACGATGCCGGCCGTGCCCTGGTTGGAAAGATTGTTGGCAATAAGACCATTGAGTTTGAAAATAAGGATATCAGCCTGGCAGACATCCGGCTGAATCCGGACAACGAGATTTTCCGCCAGAATGACAACGGAGAAGATATTGAAATATTAGCCGAAGACATTAAGCGCAATGGCCTGCTGCACAACCTGGTTGTGTTCCCGGAGCAGGAAGATGGTAAGACGGTGTATGTTTTGCTTTCTGGCGAGCGGAGATACCGAGCATTGATGCTGCTGCAGGAACAGGACGCGACATGGAATGCGGCCAAGAACTGTAATGTAGTTACCACTCCCCTATCCCACAATGAAAAGAAAGTTATTTTGTACAGCGCTAACTTACAGGTGCGCGGTGGTTTTGGGGATGAAATGATCCGGCGCAAGGCATCAGCTGAATTTATTGAGTGTTTACAAGAAGAACCATATAATATGAACCAGGCCGAGGCCAAGAAAGCCTTGAAAGAAATCAGTGCCGCAAGTGGGAAAATGATTGATAGAGATTTGCGCCTGGAAAACGAGCTGAATAAAGGACTGCTGAAACTGCTGGATGACAAAAAGCTGAAACGCTCAGAATGCGACAGATTGATCAAATTTGAAGAGAAACAGCAACAGGAACTTTTGAGTTTGTACAATAGATTGTTTGCAATTAACTGTGTGAACGAAGAAGACCGAGACAGAATCCGCAATGATACCCAGCAGGGATTGGACGATGCCTGGAACGGAGACTCGACAGAAGAACGCGAGGAAAGGCTGGAGCGGGTATTACAAAGTTTTGAAACAAGCGTGACCGCACTTGAAACAAAGATGGCGGCCGAAAAGCCTGCTGAAACCGAAAAACAGGCTGCACTTGAACGCGAGATTGAAACTGCCGAGAAGAAAGCCGAAACCAAAACATTTGTTCAGAAAACGTTACAGCCGCTGGCCGGTAAGATTGGCAAGAAGATTGCAACGCCGGCATATAAGAGAGGACTGAAAAAGATGAGCCAGGAGCAGCGGGCAGAAGACATTAAGACGCTGACAGAGCTGATTGAAAAAGCTGCGAAGCTGAAAGAGCTGCTGGAGACGGTTAAGTAATGGCAAAGGAAGTAAAAATCAACCTGCGGCTGAGTATGCGTGTACGCGAGGTGCTGAACGACGAGGCCGAGGTTGAAGATACCCGCATTGGAACCGTGACAAACCGGCTATTGCAGGAAGAGCTTGGCAGGATGATGGCGGTGGGTGCCGACCGCTGCGTGATGAAAGATACCAAAGAATACCGGGCTTTGATGCCGCACCTGGAAGGAAGCTATGTGCTGCCGACAGAACTGGAAATCAACCAGCACATTACAACGCGGCTGGATGACAAGAACTACCCGCAGGTTTCTTTGTACTTTACAAAAGAGCAGGCAGAGTTCATGGCCGGACTGGTGAAAAAGCAGAGGATACGAGGAACCCTTTACTATGACGGCAGTGTGAAATCTTACCGGTATGTGATTGTGGGGATGCTGTTGAAGAACCCGTTGTTAGCTGATTTTGGCCTGAACTAAAAAGATAGCCCCCGTCCGCTGGGTGACAGTGGATAGGGGCTTTGTTGTTTTATTCGCTGACTTTTACTGCAAAGTTTTTAAGCTTTTGATAACAGTCAATGTAGAGTTCCTGCTTATCGCCGTTATAGGTAACTTCGTAATACAGGCCGTCTTTGACAGGGGTGGTGAAAAGACCTTTATTGTTTTGAAGAGTTTTGCACGACCAGACGGTGTAGATATCATCCGGTGACAGATAGACACCAGTTACATCAGCGTTATCATTGAAGTAGCGGGAGATGGCGGTGCAGGCGGCCAGTTCAAATTCTTTAGGATTCATGGGCGGTACCTCCGGTAGAATTACAGGTCATATCAGGCGGCGCTTTCCAGGCTATATCAAGCGGCGCTTTCCAGGGGGTTGGAGTAGGGACAAACGGCATATTATCAATCGGCTTAGTGTTTGGCGTTACCGGCAGAACTGTTTCGCCCTGTTCGGTTGTGATGGTGCGCTTGATAAGATGGCCGGCATCATCGAACTCTTCCGTAAAGGTAAAGATTGTTTTACTCAACTTTCCAGCCTCCTTCCTTATCCCAGGCAATGAGCTGGTTAAGGGTTTTGGGGGTATAATCATGCAGCATACAGCCAACGTTGATGATGTTGCCCTTGTTGCTGGCGATACCGACCGCGTTATCGCGCAGTTCTGCTTTCCACTTGGCGAGATAGGTATTCTCACGGGTGTTATGGACGTGGCCGCAGAGCATATAGCAATCCGGCGAATAGGAGTGGTTGTAGAACATGACAGGGTAGTGGCAAAGAATAAGTTTGTATTTGCCGGCTGTGAGTTCGTCATAGCCCTTGATGGAAGAAAAGTAGTGCATCATTTCCGGCGAGATTTTATCGTGGTTGCCCTTGATGAGATGGATATGGCCATTGAGCTGCTCAAGGATCATAGGAGCTTCGGACGGGTCCCAGAACATATCGCCAATGACATAAACGTTATCGCCCGGAGTGACAACGCTGTTCCAGCGCTTGATAAGCTCCGCGTGCATAGAGGGCAGGTCTTGAAACGGACGGTCATCGAAGCGGATAATGTTACGATGAGAAAAATGAAGGTCAGCAGTAAAGAAATTCATAGCGAAATCACCTCTGATATGGTAAGATAAAAGAAAAAGGCAAGGAGTGATTATGGATGGCAGGACCGACAAGCGTAAGATTTTGCAATGGAATGCTGGAGCTGTGCGGCTACCAGGAGGATGCCCTGAACGAATGGAAACAGCGGATACAGGAAGGGGACAGCTGCACAAGAGAACAATACATCCAGATTGAGAAGGAACAGCAGGCGCTGCGGGAGATCCAGGCAAAAATCACGGACTATTTTAAGGTGCGGGCCAAATTTGACGAGGAATTTGAAACAGCGTTTGAAGTGCCGAAGCAGAGTCTATTTGGACATGCACAGCCGCGAGTGGTGGTAAGACGAAGAAAGTAATCAATGCTTGCTGCTGCTGATATGAGGCCAGAAGAAGATGCCGCCGATCAGGCAGGTCCAGGCGTATGTGGAGGGTAGCATTTGCGGGGTGAAGGATGCGGTATTGAATAACTGGTTCAATGTGGAGCAGATGGCAGTGCCAAACATAGGCACCAAAATAAACTTAGCGAGAGCCAGGTGGAACCAAAAGGCCAGAAAATAAACCAGAACGGTAATGAGAATGCCGGTAAGAATTGAAAGAAGTTTATCAGTATTAGCTGTCATTGTTTACATCTCCTGTGCAAGTGCGGCGATACGGGAACGGTAGATTTTTTGGAGCTTGACCTCGCCATAGAAATCCTGACCGCGGAAGACCTGGGAGAGGCGGCGCATGCCGTTATTATCGCCAGAGTAGATATCGAGATCGACCTGGGCGTCATAATCACCATCAATGATACAGATGGAATCTTCGCCGATACGCTGAAGAGCAAGCCGCATCATTTCAATATCAAGGTTCTGGGCCTCGGTAATATAGACGGCGCAGTTCATACCGGTGGTATCAAAGCCGCGCAGGTCCGAGAAGGGGAGAAGCTGGATTTTGTTGGCATCAATATAGCGCTGGAGTTCCATGGTATCGCCGAGTTTAGCGCCGAGCATGTTGCCGATTTGGCTGTCAAGCAGCTTTTCATCGCGGGTGCCGGGGTAAAAGCCAAGGCGGGCAGCGCCGGATGTGGCGCAGGGGTTGGTGAACACGATGATCTTATCAATCTTGTGGGTTTCCAGCAGCTTGAGCATATGAGCCAGAGCCAGATAGCTTTTGCCAGTACCGGCAGGACCGCACAGCATGGTAATTTGGTTATGTAAAAGGCTGTCAAAAGCGAGCATCTGGTAGATATCTTTCTCCTTAGCCCTGACAGCGCCAAATGCCTGCGTTTTGAAGGGCTTATAATCCACTGCGACATGTTTACCGCCTGCCCACTTAAACGCCTGTACGGAGCTGTCTGCGGGGCTGTGAGCGATAAGATATTGATTGGAGATAAGGCCGAAGGTATTTTGTTCCGGCTGTTCATAGAGGGCAGCGTATTGCTCATCGGTTGGAGTGACCTCCAGAAAGCCGGTATAGCTTTGGCGGGGGAGAAGATCCTTGGAAGAACAGACGGGCAGGTGGGCAAGGGAAGAGGCCAGGTGCTTGCAGCAGAGATCATCCGTGCAGAAGATCATATCCTGGTATTGGCTGTATGTTTTCCAGGCCGCATAAATGATGATGGAATCCGGGGTGTTGGGCAGTGTGCTGCGAAATGGGCAGGTATCATCGTTCAGATAATCGGTAGCATTGGAGACATGATAAAAGTCGGAATCATGGGTGCTATCGAGATAGTGAGTCATTTGGCGGGCACGATAACGAACGGATTCATCTTTGGCGCGGCTGGTTTTGATGGATTCCAGCTCCAGCAGGGTTTGGACGGAGATAATAAATGGGCGACCGACAACATGTGCGCCCATATTGAGCAGGGCGCAGGTATCATAAAAAATAAGCAGAGAGAATTCCCCCTTTGAACGTCTATTGCAGTTTGAAAACCGCTGTGATATACTGAGCGCATAAAATATTTTGTAGGAGGTTAGCACCATGCCGAGAACCAAGGGAAGCAAGAACAAAGTGAAAGCTGCTGCCAATGACTATGAGGCTTTGATTGCCCAGGCGCAGAAAGAAAAGGAAGAGGCGGAGGCCGAAGTTGCCAAGACCAATGCCAGCATTGAGGAGCTGAAAACAGACCTGCAATCCATGAAAGAAACCTTGAAAATGCAGAAGGCGGATGTGAAGGCCGCGGAGAAAAAACTGACCAAGCTGGAAGAGAAAAAGGCCAAGGCGGACATTGCTGCTGAGGCGGAAGCAAAGAAAATTCAGGCGCAGGAAATGATCAATCAGCTGCTGGCAAACGGCATGAGTGCTGATGAGATTTTGGAAAAATTAAAGTAATGGGATGGACCGTGTGGGTGGTTGTGCCTGCACGGTTTTTTTGTTTGTGAACTGAGGTGCCAGGTTTGAAAACTACGAAGATAAAGTGTTAAAGTTCTTACTGAATAAAAGAACAACACCAGTGGTACATAATGGCTACAACAAGTTCGTCCACCCACCAGTATCTTTCATAAAAGCTTTTATCTTCGTAGTTTTCATCCGGCCCAAATACACTTTGAAACCATTCCTTTACGGAGCTGAACCAGTTAAAAATTTTATCTGACAGAGTTTGTTTCACATGGATCACCTCACAGCTCCCAGTAAGATTTAACATCTTTACCGATTTCAACTGATAACTTACGAGCAATCAGGCGGGCGTGGTTGTACTGGGCTTTAATACCGTAAAAATAAGAAGCATCCATAAAGGACAGGCTATTTTTGGCAACAGCATCAGCTGTTTGAATGTTCTTATGGTTTTTACGCAAAAGATCGTCCTGATAGAGCTGTAACAGGCGCAGCAGTTCTGATTTTTCTGATAATGTCATAAATAATAAACCCCATACCCACCCGCGCGTTAAGAGCGCAACCTTTAATGATTTTGTTACTTATTTAGAGCGTTGATTTGATCCATCAGCTCACGAATTTCAGCGGTTTCCTGAACGGGTTCTGCGGATTCCAGAAAGAAAATGCTATGTTCGGTTGTGATGGCAAGCTTGGCATAACCTATATCAAGGATAATTTCAAGCTCTTTAACAAGGCTGGTATGTAAGAAGCCAGACTTGGAAGCGCCAAGGTTGTCTTTGGAGTATTCAAACCAGGCAGGATAGCCGGGGCCAAGGAAAGAAATACCCTTGAAGGTGCTGCCGATGCGGCGAAGGTAATCGCTCTCGGTACGAGTTGTGGTGCCATCGAGGTATGTAATGTCTGACATAACCCAGGTGGGAGAGATTTTTTCAAGGGCGTTTGGAACAAAAGTAAGATTCATTAAGTGTTGCCTCCGATAAGGTTATGCTCTCGCAGGAAGATTACAAAGTCGTCCATAGACAGGTTTTCTTTGAAGAAATCAAAGTTATAATCCTTGGTGGAATATTCTTTGTACTGCGTTTCAACAGAAACAGGTGCTTTGAAATTATGACAAATATGGATTTGTTGAATAAAATCTTCCATCTGTACCTCTTATTGTTTTTCTGTATTTCTTCAAATCCTCATATTGTGACGTTACATTCTCCCAGTTCCTTTTACGTACAATATTGTTTATGGTGCTTTTATCAACGCCCTTAATATTTGCGATGCTAGAAAAACTCATATTCGTGGTTCTTATCAAATCGCAAATGTCGATAACATCATTTTCACTTAGCACAGCCTCATGATTAGTTTCACCGGCTCCTTTATTCTTTCTAATAGATGAATTTTCTCCTCTTTCTAGCCATTCCAAGTTTGAAATATTATTATTAAGTATGTCTGAATCAATATGATTAACAGTTGGATCTATGATGTTATCTGAAGGAGGGCCTCCGTATGTATACAACACCAACGTAGCGATACGAAATACGGAAGTTTTATTATCATTTGTTCTTAGACTAATTTTCAGATATCCATCTTTATCCTTACCTGCACGTAAAAATTTTTGCGTTAAATTAGACCATATATTTCCATTTTCGTCTATCTCATACGCATTATTTTTAATATTTTTGCAGCTAATTAGTTTCATTTATTTTGCACCTGTACTTCCGAAAGATCCGCTACCGCGGTCTGTATCAGGGAGTTCTGTGACCTGGGTGACGGTGCAGTGGACAACGGGCTGGATGACCAGCTGGGCGATACGATCCCCGATGGCGAACGCCTGAGGTTCATTGCTGTAGTTATGTAAGGCCACGATGATTTCGCCAGTATAGTTTTCATCAATGACACCAACCATATTAGCGGGGGCGAGGCCGGTTTTGGTGGCAAGGCCGCTGCGGGGATAGACAGCGCCGAATGTGCCGTGGGGCAGCTTGATGGCGATGCCGGTATGTACTTTGGCGGTCATGCCAGGCTGGATAATACAGGTGGCAACGATAACGGTACCGGGTGCTTCCACACTGATGGCGTGCAGGTCCAGTCCGGCGTCCGTGGGGTGAGCATAGGAGGGGAGGGGGATGTCGGAGGCAAGAGGTTTGACGGAAAGTTCATCCTTAAAAACGACATCGCCAAAAAAATTTCCAGGGATGGTATAGTTTACATACGGAGTTTCATAGTGCATAAAGTACCTCCTTTACTTATACAGACCAATCATCTGGCGACGAAGATAGCGAAACCATGCGCGGCACATGGCGCGGTAATTGGGCTTGGCCGAGGGAACTGGTGCCGGAGTGGTTATGGGTTCGGGAGTTGCGGTTGGTGCCGGAGTAGCTGTGGGTTCAACAGTCGGTTCCGGGGTTGGTTCCGGCGTGGCAGTAGGTTCAGCGGTGGGAGCAGGAACGGGGCCGCGCCACTGAGCGTAGAGGTCCATATTGCCGGTACAGACATATTCCTGATGAGGGGAATACCAGGTGCCGGAGCCATCGGACTCTGTGTTCCAGCCGTTGAAGGTGTTGGCACCGTTGGTGGGCTTGGAATCAATGATCTGATAGGTTTTGCCTTCCTCCTGCTCATACTTTTTGGTGGCAAAAGAATAAGTCGGGCGGGACCAGTTGCTCCACCAGCAGCCGCCATTGGCGTGATAGGTGACGATGTAAGTAGTGGTGGCGGTTTCGGGCGTGGAAGACTCAGCATAGGCGGTGGCGCTGAGCCGGGGGCAGAAAACAATCAGAACAAGCGCCGTGAAGAACGCTGAGAAGAGCACGCCAAAGCGAAAAAGTTTGTTGCATTTATTGAGATTCATAGTTAATCCTCCTTGAGGTAGAGGCCGCAATGGCACTGGCCGGAAACTTGAGAACGAAACTCCTGACACATACATTTGTTGGCCGGGGTATGCTCAATGCGACAGGGGCAATAGCCATTGTTGGATTTGATGGAGGCGCGAAACTCTTCGACCTCCTCTTTTGTCCAGCTGGGGTTTGTAATAATTTTCATTTGTACTCCTTTTGAAACAGGATTGTTTTATCAATCGGTACATTTCCTCTGAGTTCATAAAAACGCTGGTTCGTTTTTGGATTGTCAAGGCCGCCGAATTCAGAGACATACGGGCCAACCTTGATAAAATTGAAGTATGCGCCGTAATTGCGCGATTCACCGTCATACATCAGGTGAACAAAACTTGGGTAGTCAAGACCTGTGTAAAGGCATGTTTTCAAGTTGTACCGATGTGCGATTTCGCATGCTTCCAGTAGTTCGATTTTATTCTGGTCGCCGCCCATAAAACACACGCAGGTAATCATGGACCGGTATTTATTGATGACCGATGGAAGATTCTCCAGCAATGTGTTGCCGCTATACTCCCATAAGAATTTGGAGTGGCAGTCAGGGCAGTGATGCGGACAGCCTGTGATATCAAACACAAGGCTTATCTCACCGGGGACTTCTTGGAATGTTACATCATAGTGGCTATACAGAAGCGGTTTGCAATCAGTCTGCATAATAGCGCTTCGCTGCCTCCTTTTGACGGGCTTCGGAGAAGCTGGATACGCGCTTGAGATAACCAATGACACGGGTTGCATAGTCCAGGTTCTCACTGCCGCACTTAGGGCATTTATGCAGGTGGTGTTTAGAAATGTGTCCGCAGTCATTGCAGATGGTGTTCGGCACATTCACCGTCCAGTAGGGGCACCCAGTCTTGATGGCCACATTCATCAGTTTGCGGTACTGCTCCTTATCCAGATGTTCCTCCAGATTCAGATGCAGGGCGCTGCCGCCGTCCAGGTACCGCGTCATTTTGGAGCCGTGAAGCATGAATTTATCAAGCGGCTTGGTAGGATCTTCGACAACATAGAAGTAACTGTTGTAGCAGTCACGCGGAACTACGAAGCCATCCTGCTTATCCCACTTTGCGTTCTTGACACCAAGGTTTTCAGCGGGGACATATTCTGTATTAAACATAATGCCGTCAGAGCGATCTGCCTTGTTCTCGTCATAGATGACCTTGAGCACTTTGTTCGTAAAATCAACATAGTTTTGGTCGTCCGGGGAGATGGTGTAGCCAAGGAATTCACAGCCCTCAACAAAGCCGTTAATGCCAATGGTCAGGAACTGCTTATCCAAAGAGATATATCCGGCATCGTAGATAGGGAGCAGCTTTGCATTGAACTCGTCCTTCAAAATTGCGTTCCATGCCTTGAGGTAAACATGGATGTCTTTGACTTGTTCACGAACGGCCTCGCAAATATCACGGCCATCGGCAACAGCAGTCTGAATTAGGCGATTCATGTTGATGGTGATAACACCCTTAGACCCAGTAGCCACGCCGCCCGCACCAAGAGTATAACTGAAGGTATTGTCGCTCATTTCATTGCGCAAACGACAGCAGGATGCCAGAGAGTCCACACTATTGGAACGATAGATAAAGAAGCTATGGCCTTTAGAAAGCATTTCGGCAGCATTGTCAGCCCATTCCTTATCGACATAATCAGTGCCATCATCCAGCAGGTTCAGAGTCTCGACAGGGAAGGTGAGAATCTTCTTCAGACGCTCCTGATTCAGCCATTCCATAAAGCGCTTTTGCAGCCAGGATACAGACTCCCACTGCATCTCTGTGCCATCGGGGAATACGAAATCAGAGAACATGCCCTCAAAATACGGCTTGTCGAAGTATGCGCAGTTCCAGAAGATGGACTGGAAATTACGGGCAGCGGCAGGCTGATTCAGAGAATAGACGACCTGCTCAAACTGGTCAGTAATAACCTTGTCGATGGTGCGATGACGGCTGGAAAGATCAACAACCTTATCAGCGTGCAGGTAATAATCGTCGCCATAGTCCTTGCGGATAAAGTAATCAAGATAGGGGATAAACTCAGGGGTGGCAACTGCACCGGCAAACTGAGACGCAATGGCAAAGCACAGGTTGATGAATTCACCACAGAAGGAATCAAGGTTGTGAGGAGCAGATGAGCCGCCGCCGATGCTTTCCAGACCATTGAACAGGAACGGGTACATGGTAATGGAGACGCAGTACGGCAGGCACGGATTTGTTTCGTCATGGCGGTAAATAAAATGGTGGTCAAGCTGGTAAATGTATTTGTCAGCATACTCCTGACCGTACAGCTCTTTGATTTTTTGCCACATACGCAGGCGGTTGATACCGATACCATCCTTTTTATAAAGCTCGCCAGTCAAAGTGGTGACATTCTTGCATTCCACATTCGCGTTCGCATCAACCTTACTGCCAGTGGCTGCGTTGCTGGATGCGGCATATTCCTTGATAAAGTCAAGATACGGCTGATATTTTTCATATTGTTCGATAGCCATTACATACCTCCTACGATTTTGATTGCTTCTTTGAATCCATACTGCTGTTCGCCCACCTGCAGAACAGGCATCATATCCATGCCCATTTCAAGCATTTTCTGTACATCGGTAAATTCTGTGTAGGGGATACCTTTCTCCTGCAGTTTATTTGCCAGAATCAGACAGCGCGGACAATGCGTGGTGTAGAGAATTACATTTTCCATAGACCCTCCTTGTAAATAAACATTTTTTGGCGACACGCGCCTTACTACCTACATATTTCAAAAGTGTTCCTCCGCCTTTTCCTTATTCAGCACCTTGCAGCGCGGACAATGGTTCGGTATCTCCCTTCAATGTGGCAGCGGGAGTACTGCTGGTGGCGATAATGGGGTAGTCAGAAATATACTTGCTGTAATCAAACTGCGGAGTTGTACGATATGTAACGGCGGAAGCGGAAGCGGAAGCGGATTTGCGCTCCTTGGCCTTATCCAATTCCATGACAGTGAGGACGCAGTAGTTGGCGAGATCCAACAGAGTATCGCGCAGAGATTCGTTGACCTTGGCGGGGGTGCCCTTGATAAGATTCATGAAGCGGTGGTACTTATGGGAGATCTGGACAGCGGCGGTGATGATGCCGTTATCGCCAAACTCCTGATAGAGCTGGGAGAATGAATTGCCGTAATCTGCGTTTTTGGATTTGAAGGTATCGCACATTTCGACCTGGATGCGACCAAAGCGCTGAACATCATTCATGAAGTAACCTCCTTATAGATACATAAAAAATTTAATTAGCCAGCCGACAAAAAGGGCGACCAACGCGGGCGGGCAGAGACCGGCAAGAGTGCCGAGGAAAACACACAAACCATCCGGCAAAGACCAGGAATCAAAGCAGCTGGACTTGCCGTCAATGACGTTTTGAACATCATTCCGCAGAGGGATTTTGTGGGGGATGCCGGTGGTATCGGCGATGAATTCAAGAGCCAGGCCGATGCCGGCTGCATGAAAGACGCCGATGGTGGGGATGGGGCCAATGGCTAAAAACCAGTTCCAAAGTTTGGATGCGGCGAACCCCCAGACGGGAATATGCAAAGCCCAGGCAGCAACGGCGCAGGCGTTAAGCTTTACAGCGCGGGTGAAATCAGTGAGAACTTTATGGACAACTTCGGACAAGTCACGAAGAGCAGTTTCATCGTTTTCCACCTGGTTGATATGTGACTCGCAGGTTTTGAGGAGCTTGCGGATTTCTTCTTGGGTCATTCGGACGCCTCGATATCATTGAAAATTTCAGGGTAGACAGCTTGCAGCTCCTTGAGGACAGGAATCATGAGGGCGCGGATAGCGGGGTGGGCATCCTTGGCGGTGCGAAGGCGAAGGACTTCATGCCATTCGCGCAGGTTCCAGGTGCAGACGATCTCGGTTTTGAGGCAGAGGGGAAGGACATCGCGGGCTTCCTGCGGGGTGGCACCAGAGGCCAGCATATCCTGATACAGACCTTCGGCATAGTTACAGGCGCTGACCCAATATTCACGAGTGTGGCCGGTATAGCCGTGGTCAATGACTGTGATTTCATTGCCGAACTTATCTTTGTTGTAGTTGCAGTAGCGGGTGGATTCCTGAGCGTAGGAGCCGATACGGTGACGAACGATCTCGTTGGCAACGCCGCGGTCGGTGATGAATTTAATGGTCAGGCTGATATGCTCGATCATGGCGTAATGATGATTTTTGCAGAGCATGGCGACCATTTTGGAATCACTGCCGGGCTTGATGGCATCCTCGCTTTGATAGCAGGTGCGGGCGATGCGCTCGATACGCTGCATGGTAACATCACGGTTGAGCGGGGTGATCCATTCGTGGGATTGAGGGATAATTTTCATGCGGGGTCGGCCTCCTGTAAGATGATGCAGTTGGATGGGTAGAGAAGAATATAATCTTTCTCCCAGGCATAACCGCGGTAGGTAGGGTTAGAAACTTTGACGCGGCAAGGGGTGAAACCGATCACAACATAAGTGTTCCAGTTGATGCCGCTGTTTTTATCCGTCTGCGCATAGGCAACGGTATCGCCGACATGGATTTCGCGGCCAATGGCATCGGTAATAGGCTCAGTCATGGGCAGCCTCCTGTTCGGGTTCGCGCTGCTTGATAAGATGGCCGATCCAGAACAGGCGCTTAGGGGTGACGGGATCTTCTTTCAGGCAGGCAAGAGTGTGGTTTTTGCGGAAACGAGGTTCAAATTCCAGAGTAAAAATGGTATCCGCATTGGAGAGAATGAAGTCTTTATAGTCCTGGCGAAGGATAGGCCAATCGGGATCGTTTTGGATAGCGGTGAGATCGAGCTTGACTTTATCGCCATCTTTGTAATCCAGGATATTGCCGGCGTTCTGATAGAGCCAGGCGATGGCTTTGCCGTTGCGCTTGATGTTGACGGCGTTTGCGATTGCTTTGTTTTTGATAAGATCACCTGCTTTGGTAAGAGTGAAAAGGTTGGCGGGCATTGAACGCTGCACGCTGGGCGGGTGTTAGATCATTGATGTTATAGGTAATGATGAGAGCGGAACATTTGGAAGCATAACTGCGGCAGATAGATTCAAGCTCTGCCTTGGCACGCTCTTTACGGTGGAGTTCACGGGTAGTATTCATGGGGGCGGTGGATCAACTCCTTTAACGAGAAGATAGGTTTTGCCCTGGAGGGCGGCCGGGAGGAAGACCAGGCGGCCGGCAGCGAGGACGAAGCAGCCGATTTGAAGGCGGGTGATGACTTGGTAGCTACGGTGGGCACGGAGCAGGGGAGAGGCGGATGGATAATTGTAGAATAGGACGGCTTGCATCATGGCTGAACCCCCTCCAGGTGCTGTTTCATTTCGCGGTAGAGGATATCATGGATGAGCTTGCCGGAGGTTTGAGGTTCACAGAAAATGAGCTTGCAGTCATAGCGGGCAAGCCAGGTTGTGAGGCTGGCCACCATGGCGACAGGGGACATTTTGCTGCGGTATGTACCGGCGTAAAGCATTTCCCAGGTGGTGCGCTCAACAAGCAGATAGGTGCGGGCACCGGCTGCTTTGGCACGTTCAAATTCACGGGTAAAGCGAGCACGCTGGGAGGTAAAGCAATTTGCAATTTCGTCGCTGGACATCTTCCGTTCGATCACGACGATGTTTTCCAGGCTGTAGGGAACGCCGGTGGGCAAGATAACCTTGGCAGAATAATCGCCAAAATTGAGCTTTTGCCGTTCGACTGGGCAGCCCATTTGCTGAATGCGCTGAGTGAGCGCCGAGGTTTCGTGCTCACGGGTATCAATCAGGATAGTAAAAGTTTCAAGGGCGGATTTAACAAAGACAGGTTCGATAATATCACCCCCTAGGATCTGAACCACCAGAACAAGCTGAAAACGATGGCTGTGAGATAGAGTTTGTACCAGTCATCACGAGATAAAAACCAATTGTCATTGGTCGAGGGCTTTGAACCGCCCCACCGGCCAGGCGAGAATGAGGTTGAAGGGATAAATGAGTTCAAACTGGGAGAGGACAAACGCCGGCGTGGTGGAGGGGAAGAAGACGTGGAAATCAAAGTGGGCGTATCACCAGGTATCGAACTTTTGGTGACGTTACTGAAAATAGTGGCAATAACACTGATGGCAGTATTGAGAACCGCCATAACCAGAAAAAAATTAACGTACATGGCTGTATTTATAAAGGAAGGTGTTGAAATCCGTTGTGGACTGAACCCAACCGGCATCGGTGCAGGACCACTTGCCCTCCTGCTTGGTGCCAAGAACCTTGATGATATCGCCTTGAGCGATGGGGTTTTGATCCATGGTGGAGGGACGGATTTTGAAATTAACGGTTTGACCGGTTGCAAGCTGGTACAGTGCGATGGTCTTGTTTTTATATTTGCCGTCAATAGAGAGAATGTAGTGGTAGGTAGAAGCGAGAGAAGGATTTTGGTATTGGAGGTAGCCAAGATTATCTATCTCGTACTGAAGAATATCGCTGACCGGAGTGATGATTTCTGAGGTTTCTTTGGCGCAGTGACGGACAATGCCGAGCCAGTCCACGTTGATGTATTTCTTTTCAGTTTCTTTCTCACATAAGGTGAGCATTGCATCATGGTCAATGAATGGGTCAACGGTTGCTTTGGAGAGCTGAATGGAATCACTGTACTTATCGAACAATTCAACCTGGGCTTTGAGCTGGTTGGGATTGCCGAACTCGTGGAAAAAATCAAGTTCAATCAGGATTTGAAGTTGGCGGGAATTGACCGAGGTTTTATGCTTGATATCTTGCAGGAGGCTGATAAAATCAGCGTAAGTGTTATCCCGCAGAGCATAAAGTTCACGGCCAATGCGCTTGTTGAGGTATTTGATGGAAGCCATGCCTTTATAGATGGCGCGATTGGCAACATCCGGGGTATATTGGTCCAGCGAGTGGCGGAAACGGATGGGCATGATTTTGATGCCGCGCTGTGCTGCCAGAGCTGTACCGGCAAGGATTTTCTTTTGGTTGTCCGCGGTGTTGAGCAGAGCGGTAACGAATTCAACGGGGTAGTAATAGCGATAATAGGCACAGTAATAGGTAAGGATAGAGTAGCCAGTAGCATGATTCAGCAAAGTGTTATCTCAAGGGCTTTTTATCCCAAGATTCTTACGCTCAACGCGCAAGGTCAGCATATATTTTCATCTCAGTAAGATGGCGGAAGCTCGTGGAGGAATTATTGCTTTCATAGTGACGCGCACCCTCTATGCGTTACAGACTGCATTAGATATTACAGCCCTCGGTGTTGCCCTGACGGGGTTCACCGATATATCCCGCTTGTTCGATACCTGTTGCCAGGTAAAGCGGCCTGAATGTTTGACCGAACTGGTAGTTGCTACTGTCTTGAAGAATTTGAAGAAATGCTTTGGCTTCTTGCTCTGCCTGAGCGCGAGAACTGGAAGCGTGAGCACAGTAACCTTCAAGGATATGGGGAAGAGCTTCTTTGATAGCTTTTTCATCCTTGTGGCCGATAGCACGACGAACAGAGTCAGCATCGCCGCCGGACATGCCGCAGATTTGCTGCAGGAAAGCAATGCTGCTCTCCTGGAAAATCAACCAGCCGAGAGTGTCCTCAAGCAGGTCGTCAATCTCTTTGGAAGGATTCTGGCCGCGTTCATGGCGGAAAAGCTTGTCCCGATACGATGCACCGCCAGGGCGGATAGCAGCGGTTACAATGCTGAGATCCTTGATGGAGTGGACATCAAATTTTTTCAGAGATTCAAAAGCAAAATCTTCCACGAACTGAAACAGGCCATAGGGACTGGCTTTCATATCGGCCCAGACGGCAGGGTCATCAAAGTTAATCTGCCAGGTATGAGGGTAGGGGATATGAGCGAGCTTACAGGTTTCATCGAGCTGGGCGATTGTTGACAAACCGAGGATATCGTATTTGGCCAGACCCACAGCATGAGAGGCGTCCATATCCAGCGCAAGAACTTGCAGGCCGTCTTTATCACGAAAAACACTGTAACGTTCATACAAATCAATGGGAGCGATGATAACGCCGGCCGGGTGATGAGAAAGAGAAACTACTGTGTCCTTGATGCCATCAAAATAATAGAAAAGATCAGGATAATTCGTTCTGCAGGTTTCGGGATCAGCATCGTATTCGTCTTTGATTTGAGCGATACGATCGAGCGACCATGGGTTAGATTCTTTAGAGCCGGTGAGATTTGCTTTTTGCCAGCGTTTAGCGAGGGCACGGCCAATTTCATCAATCGTACCTTTGTCGGATACAGTACCGAGAGCCAGTACATAGGCGCATTTGCGTTGGCCAAAGGATTCAAAGATGTGGTCATAAATCAGGGGGCGGTAAGCATCAGGAGTATCAATGTCCACGTCACCAATTTCGACACGGTTTTCATTACAGAAGCGGGAGAAGACAAGGTTCCAGCGAACGGGGTCAACGTCGATGATGTCTGTAACAAAAGCCGCACGGGAACCAGCCACAGAACCACGGCTGGGACCAATGGGGATATTCTTTTCATGTTTGGCCCAGATCATAAGGTCTGACATCGACAGCATGAAACCCAGCATGTTTACCTTTTTGAAAACAGCCAGCTCTTCCTCGATATCTTTGCGGAAGGCAGCGACTTCATTTTGGGGAATGATGCCCTTTTGGATCTTATCTTCCAGCATGGTGTGGGTGCGCTCGATGTAGGCTTTAGCATCGGACTCCACAGAGCCGGTCAAAATGGGGTAGCGGGCTTTGGTATTGAGCTTGAAACCCTTGGTGGAGTCAGCCAGACAGTTGGTGTTTTCAATCGCCTGCATCCAGACTTCACGCGGCAAGGAATCCTGCTGCTCAAAGGCCGCAACCAGCTGCTCGTAAGTTTTGAAGGTGAGGTCGAACTCATCTTCGCCAGTAAACTCAATACCTTTACCTTCCATGAGAACTTTGCGACACTCGGCTTTATATGTGGTGGAGCTGTGGGTATCGGTGGCCGCGATGAGGGGCTTGTGATATTTTTGAGACAGCTCATAGAGGTACTGGTTGAATTCGATCTGTTCTTTGCAGTTATGGTATTGAATCTCCAGAAAGTCGTAGCGTTGAATTAGCTGCTCATAACGGGCGGGGTCAAAATCTTCAACGTCCGCAGTGTAGTGATGCAGAGGGCTGGCAAGGCAGGCGGAGGTGGCGATGACGTTATCAGACAGGTTGTAGAATTCATCGAAGGTGACACGAGGTTTGTAATATTTATGATCTTCCCGATTGGAAAGACTGATAAGGTTATTGATCTCCATAACGCCTTTGGTGTTGCGGGCGATCAGAACCGTGTGGTAGTTATCGCGCAGCTTATGAGGCTTATCTTCTCCGGGAGATTGGTGAGTAAGGCGGTCGGTAAGATAACATTCAACGCCGAAGATGTACTTGAGGCCGGCTTTTTCTGCTGCCTGCTTTTTAGCTGTCCAGTTCAACAGGGTACCGTGGTTGGAGGAACCAAGGGCAGTCATACCACTTTGAACGGCCAGGTTAATGTAATCCTGATATTTGGTACAGGAATCAAGAACAGAGCCTTCATCATCGTGAAGGTGATAGCAGAGGTAATTTGGACTGGAAATTTTTATTCACCTCCTGTAATTTATTTCAAAAGCCCTGCGAGGGCGGGGAACGGGTGGTCATGGGCGGCTCCTTTAGAACAAATCAGCTTCGGTTTTGGGCGGGTCTGCGATGAGGGCCTGGGCGTTATAATCCCGGATGGCGGGGCAGATTTTGCGGTAATTGCAGAGGTTATTGCAGAAGAAAGCACATTCCTTATTGACCTTACGGGCAGGCCAGGGAGTGGTTTCATCCTGTGGCAGGGACTCATAGACATCGGCGACCTTGTTGATATAAGTAAGAGCTTCCTGTTTAAGTTCCGGGGTATAGGGGTAAGGCTCTACAAAAGGTTTGATGATGAACTGCTGGGCGACCGACATGGGGAACCTGGGGCCGAGAAGATTCGTCTCTTTGAAATCCAGCATGGCAAATTCAATCTCGGCTTCATCCATACCGGCATCGCGGCAGGCGGATTCGACCGCGGGGGCGATGGTATCGTAAATTTTGGAGCGGTTGACGATGCGGATACACTGGGTTTTGTTGCGCGAACGGGATGTGGCGTACCAGGTGTAACGGATTTCGACATACTTGAGCATGATCCAGGCGAGATTTTTGACTGTATAACCGGCCTGTTCCAATGCCATAGCGTAGATCACGAGCTGGCGGCCATGCTCCAATAGGGTAGATGGGGCGAATCGTGTGCTCGTTTTCCAGTCGTAAACCGACACAGAGCCATCGGGTTCCAATTTCATTAGGTCAATATAACCTTGAATGGCGCGGGTAGGACTGACGCGGTAGACAAGTAGCTGTTCTGTTTTGAACTCGCCTCTGGGCGGGTAAAAGTTCTGGCAGAAGTGGGTCATATCCTTAATCCATTTTTCTTTGATGGAGTCATTGCCGCGAAAATCCTTAGGAAAGGTAAGGCCGAGGGTTTCACATTCATCCAGGGCATTATGTAGGGCAGGAAGAAGGTCATCACAGGTTGCTTGCTGGTGAATCAACTGTTCCAAAACATCGTGCATAGAACCACCTAACCGTGAATAAATACCGTCGATTCCTTTTTCATGTTTGATGTAGGAGTACCACGCCTGGAGTTGGCACTGCTCAATGGTGCCTAATTTTGAAAAGCTGTATACATTTACGTCGGCATCGAAAAGTTCTTGCAGGCGGGGGTCTTTAGCGCGTTCGATTATAACCACCTCACTTTCGTTTGCAGGCAGGCAACATAGGCATCGCGGCCAAGGTCAGCGGGATTTTGTTTGCTGCCTGCGGGGATAATATCGTGGTCGGGGTCCCAGACATAGCCGACCCTGGTAGTTAGGATTAAATTATTTTGGACAAGCTTGGCGGCTTCTTCCCGGATAGCGTCTTCTTCTAATCCTTCATCGAGAGCGAGAACAATGGTTTTGGGGCGAAGAGAAAAGATCATGCTGCGCTGGGCCTGAGAGACATGGCAGCCGCAGAGACCGAGCGAGATATGGGCACCGAATGATGCACACTGCATGGGGGCTTTTTCCGATTCAAAAAGAATCACATTCTGGGTTTCGATGATGCGCTGGTAGTTTTGCTGCAGGGCGAACAGGGTTTTGCTGCGCGGGCAACTGACGATGGGATACCAGCGATCCTGATGGGGGCAGTTGGGGTCATTGGAGCGACCCATAATACCGCAGAGCTGGCCATCAAAATTACGCTCCGGGATGGTGATGCGGTTGGAAAGAAAATCATAACCAACCTGAAATTTTTGCTGGGTTAAGTAATCAATGCCATCGCGGAAGAACATTTGGTTGTATTTGCCCAGGTATGGCTGCAAAGTTTCCTCTGGGATGGGAGGTACGGAAAAATCCTCCGGTTGATCAGGGAGGAGCTTGCGGTAGAAGCCGCCGAAGGGATAGTGAACTTTGGCCGAGAAATCATTCTGGTCGAGATCCAGAACGGTGGTGACAAAGGTTAAGCTATCCGGGAAGGTGCAGTTCAGGCGCGACATGATGAGGGTGAAAAGATTGCCTTTGCCGTTGGTGGAAAAGCAATAAAACCGTAAAGAATCAACATCCAGAACAATGCTGGTAGGGTTGGTGCCGTCCGCCCGTGAAAAGCGGAACTGGGCTTTGGCTGAATTAAACGTAATGTTCTCATAGCCGAGGGTTTCGAGGATGGTGTAGATATCATCCGAGTGGCCGATCAGGCGCTGGGAGAGGAGTGCCGCGTTCATGGGCGCACCCCCTTTAACGGCCGATGGCTACATGGTCATTGCGGATGGTACAATAGCCGACCTCTTTCCAGTTGTTCCAGCTGAGGTTTGCTTCATACAAAAATTGCTGACCGTCTTCATCGTTACGGGTTTTATCGAGAAAGGCAACGATGTACTTTTTGGTTTTATCCAGCGTGATGGGGGTGGTGAATTTTTCCCAGGTGCCATCCGGTTTGCGAGTGCGGGTGTATGCGTGACAATCACATTTTTCGCCGGTGTATTCATCCTGCCAGAGTTCCCGGATATAAATCATTTCGGAAAAGACCTCTTTGATTTGCTTGCCGTTGGAAAGGGTGGAAGCATCGAGAAAGCGCTGGTTTTTCATGTAAAGGGCCAGCTGATAGGTACAGACGATGGAGACGTTTTCCCGGCTGGCACACTGGAAAATTTTGCGCGAGGACTGCAAGAGCTGGCGATACATTTCCATATTGCCGCCATCGTCGTCCGACTTCATGGTGTCCCACAGGAACATCTGGTAGCCGAGTTTGGAATATTTGCGAACCGACTTGATGACGCGGGAGGTATCGTTATCGAACATTTTGATAAAGCGGATGGAAGAGTATTTCTTTTGGCTGATGGCTGCCGCTTTAAGTAGCATTTCTTTTTGTTCATCCGTGAACTTGCCGACCTTGAGATGCTTGCGAGTCATTTTCCAGTAGCCGAGATCATTGGTGAGGATATGGATGGTGAGCAGCTGTTTGTAGGCACGGACCTGCATTTCGTTTGAAATGATGCAGCACTTGACACTGGATTCGGTTAAAGGCAGGATCATATTTTCAAATACGAAAGAGGTTTTGCCGGTGCCGGAGAAGCCGCCCAGCATGTAAAGATCACCAAGGGGGAGGCCGAGAGTGGCCCAGTTGAGGCGAGGGCAGTTTTTACCGTAATTCAGACCGACCGTTTCGCCCTTATCCAGCTCTGTGATATACGATTCATCAAAGGCGACGGATTCGACTTTCATATCGCGGGTGGAGTTCATGCTAATGGTGTTGAGCTGATAGTCGAAAAAATCGTAGACTTGGGAGTTGGACATGGAATCAAAGCGGGAAGTATCCTGGAAAGTTTTGAAAAACTGCTCGCAGAGATCGGAGAGAGTGTTGAGCTTGGAGATGCGGTCAAAGTAGGCTTCGACGTTATCAACATCCACGAGGGATTTGAGCTTTTCGACTTCCGGGTAGCCGCCGTAGGCCGAGAAGACTTTGCGGGTATCGGCTTTATCCGAAAGGTAAGTATCGACCGAAATGCTATCGAAATTGCGGAAGCCGGAATCATACATGCCGCGGCCAAGCTGGTAGTAGAAGAGGGCATCTTTGGTTTTGATGGTTAAATCATTGCCGAAGTTGACCTGATCGTACTCGCCAAACAAAACTGGTTCTTTCCAGAGGCAGAAGACAAAAGAGGCTTCGTCTTGAGCGCGGGAGGTATTGATTTTATCAAGACAGGTTTGGAGTTCGATATTTAGTCACCGCCTTCCAAAAAATCTGTGATATCTTTTGGCTGAGCAGCGGAAGTGAAATCCTGCGGGGGCGGAGCCTGTTGGGGTGCAGCCTGACGGGATTCAAATTCCTGCTGAGATTTGAGGCGGCGGGCAACATCGTTGATATTATTGGTAAGGATGGCCATGAGGTAGGATGCTTTTTGATAGTCCGAACCGAAAGAGCGGGAAGCCAGAGCGTATTCAATTTTGGACTGGCATTCCTCCATGGTGGCAAGGACAGCGGCATAGCCGTAATGCTTGAATTGCATGAGGCCGCGGGTGATGACCGTTGGGAAAACATCGCCCGGCTCATAGCCCATATAGGAGGCCATGCGGGTAACGACCTGACGGTAATAATCAGATTCCTGCTTTTTTTGCTCATACAGCTCTTTGGTTTGGTAATAAAAACCATCCGGGGCCTTGAAATAGTCCAGCGAATTGCCATAGATGCCGGTGGCGTGACAGATGACGCGGCGGCCTTTACGGACTTTGGGTGCTGCCATATTTGACACCACCTTTACGCTGCGAAGAGGTCAGCGATCTGGCGCAGGGTTGCAGCCGGGATGTTGGGGGAGGAGAACTTGGGTTCACCGGTGGCGGCCAACAGTTCCTTGGCTTTGGCCTTGATTTCATCCGAGGCGTTGGAGAAGCCATTGACGATGGTGTTGTAATATTCATCACGGTGAGATTCGTCCTGTTCGGCCTGCTTTTCGGCTTCCTCTTTTTTGCGGGCTACGGCTGCCTGTTTGGCAGCGGCTTTCTGCTCGGCCTTGGCGGCAGCATCGATCTGCTTATCCGTAACCGGAGCAACCGTGTGAGCACCGGCGACACCCTGTTTGAAGGCGGCGAGGAAATCCTGCGGATCAAGGGTGATCGTTTCGGGCAGGTCATTGAAGCGGGAACCGGCATCAATGGTGGAGGTGCCGCGCAGATGGATGACGCGCTTTTCGTTTTCGATTTTGCCGGATGCGATATCGCGCTCGATGGTGCCAACCATGACCATCTGGGCGTTATCAGCAATGGCACTGTATGTACGGTCCTGCATAAGGTTTGTGAGCTGCTCATACTTTTCGCCGGTGAGGGGGTCCGTGCGCTCCTTAAACTTGGTATGAGACAGGATGAAGACGGCGATGCCGGCGTTGCGAATGCGGGAGAGCTGATCGTTGATGATTTTAATCAGGCGGTCAGAGCCGCGGTTGTAACCGCCGAAGGCATCATTGATGGATTTGCAGGACTTGCCGGTTTCACGACGGGATTCCCGCATGACTTCATCGGTGGCGATATCAAAGAGGGTATCAAAAGTATCAAAGCAGACACCCTTGATGCCGTAGTCAGCATTGTTTTCGATCAGATCATCGACGATCTGGACAAGGCCGCGGTGGCCGGTTTCTTCATCGTAATCATCGTCCCAGGTGAGAGCTTCTTCGACCTGAAGGTTGTCGAGGTGGTGGAAGCCGGACTCGGTGCCGCAGGAGATGAGCAGACCCTTGGAGGCATTGCCCCAGGCGGCGACAACGAGGTTGCGCCACCAGGTTGTTTTGCCGAATTTACGCGGGGACAGCAGCATGTAATAGGGGTAGCTGGCAAGATCGCAGCGGATCTGATTCATTTTGAATGCCATAGGTTCACGCTCCTTTTGTGTTGGTGGTCAATTAAAACAGCTCGTCTTCATCCCGCGAGGTGGGGGCAGTGAAGGGCGGGGTTTCAGGCTCTTTTTTGGCGGACTTTTCCATATCGGCAACCGATTCATCCTTCGTGGGGGTGTAGATCAGGTCAACAAACTCGGAATTCTTGAGGCCGAGGTCGATCGGGCCATCCTTGAAATCATTGCGGGGCATGGGGCGCATGAGGCGGAGTTCCTGAACACGGTTGCCGTAGATGGAGCCGCGGGGACGGAAATCATTGAGGGTGGCATTACCGGCCTTGATGGAACGCAGCTGGAAGGGAGTGAGGCAGGATTCATCGAACGGCTTTTCTTCAGCACCGTTGACAACACGGCCTTCCCACATCATGCAGAACATCGTTTTGGCTTTGGTATCCAGCTCGCCCATGCGGTACTCATAGGTGGACTTTTCACCGGGGTCATCCATGTTGTAGACGGCAGTATTGAAGATCATCTGGAGGGGCAGGTATTTATCGCCTTCGTCCTTATTGATGTAGGATTCAACATAGCCGTTGACGTAAATCTTGCCGGTTTCCTTGAGGTCGGCTTTGTCGATACAATCCTTGTTGAAGATGAAGGGAACCATGATGGCCAGCTTGGGCTTTTCGACCGGTTCGCCGTCTTTATCGAGCAGGGGTTTCCAAACGGAATCAATGTTGAAGTTGCGGCGCAGGATGCCTTTGGAATCGTAACGGAGGACCATGCGGCCATTGACGGTGATGCGGCCGGTGTAGTTCTTGAGAGCTTCAGACAGGTACTCGGCCAGGTCATAGCCGGTGATGAAGGTTTTGGTTTCATCCGAGCCAATGTTGGTGCGGTAGGTGCGGTAGGGGGCAACCTTGGAAATAACATCGGAATCAAGGCGGTCAGACCAGCGGATATCAATGGGGTTATTATCCCGGTCGTAAGTTTTGATGACATCGCCGGAACGAGAAGTATCCAGCAGGGAGACGAACTGAACGCTGCTGCCGACCTTGACACCAAAGCTGAGCTGGAGGCGGGTATCAGACATGCCGCCGTAAGTAGCCGGGGTGGAGGTAAGCAGATCATTTTTGGTGGAAGGAGTAAAATCACCAACAAAATTGAAGGTGATGGTGTTGTTTTTTTTAGGCATAGAGGACTCCTTAATGTGGCATATTTACGAAAACTTGTAATTAGAAAAGAAAAAATAAAAAGGCGGGGTTAATCAGCCGTCAAAATCAAGGTCGGAATCGTCATCGTCGTCTTTCTCATCGCTCTCGTCATCCTCGAAGTCATAGGATTCATCGTCCTGGGAGGCGGCACAATCACCGGAGCAGTTAGAGCAATCGCCGGAACATGCTTCATCACAGGGGAAGAAGGTATCATCGACGGTGAGATGGGGGCTAATGGCACAGACGGATTCAATGGCGTTGGCAACCGTATCGGCACAGGAATCGCAGACGGTGAGGTCAAAGATATCGCCGTCATTTTCGGAGCCATAGCCGAAGCGGTAGTTCATGCGCATACCGTAACTTTTGAAATCAGGAAAAATCTTTTTGCAGACATTGCAGATAAACATGTAAGAACACCCCCGTTAAGATAAGTGAAAAAATGATTGCGGTGGTTGACGAAAAAACGGGGGCGGGGAGCGCGGTAGGATGAACGTGACGGACACCTCCTGACAAATCATTTCAAGGTGAGAAGGACGGTATGCAGGGCGAAGAGTTCTTCCGCTGTGGAGGCCACAATGCGAACCGATGCGGAATAATCCAGGCTCATAAGGGAGAGCAGGCTTTGGGCGTTGGCCTGGTTGCCGTTGCGGTCGACGACAACGACCTGGCCGCATTCTTTGGAGACCTGGTTAAGACGCTGGCACTCGGCAAAGCTGCGGATACGGGCGGGAAATTCGTGTGTTGTGCCCATCACGCAGCATCCCGTTTGGTGTTTTTGTGGGTGATGAAGCCGGGGATGGGTTCACCCATGGCTTTGCAGGCGGCGACACACTTGCCGATCCATTCATTGAAGGGGTCGTGATCGAAGGGCCTGGCGGAACCTTTGGAAGCGTATCCATTGTCAAAACTGGATGTGTAAACATTACAGTATACGGTATTGCCGATACGCTGGAAGACCATATCGCCGCCCTGTTCCGTGACGCGGGAGGACAGTTCAACAACCTTTTTGCGGGCTGCTGCGATTTCATCATCAGTCCAGGTGATGGAGGCGGGATCATTGGTGGCCTTGGTGATAGCGGCATAGGACTTGAAAGCCAGCTCGACAGCTTTGTGAGCAATGCGGTGAGCTTCGGCCTTATCGTCCAGGGAGACTTCGATCTCGATGGTGACGGTATCCGGCTCTTCGTTATCATCTTCCGGGGCGGGCTTGGTGGCTTCGACCAGTTTGATTTCATCTTCCCACAAGACAAAATTGGAACGCTTGCCGCTTTTGCCCTGGTAAGAATAGGCATAAACAGTTTTGCCGTCGGAACGGGTGCGAGGTTTGGATTCGGCTTCAATGATGGTATAGGTATCGCCGGGCTTGACACCACGGATATCTTTATCCAAGCCAAAAGCCTTGTACAGATCGTTGAAAATTTCGCTATCCTTGACATAATCGGGGATGGGGGCAACATAAGGTTTGATGACGGTGACACAATCACCAAGACGGAACTTAGGTTTCATAATTCATTCTCCTTTGAAAATGATAAAATTATTAAGATCTAAAGCGTTGGTGCTGAAAGACGGCACAACAAACACCTTGGAGCCAATGGGAGGGACTTTGGGTTCTTTACCGGTAAATTGGGGAACTGACACGCCACCGAGACGGCCACAAATGGTACAATAATTGACGGGCAGATAGCGTGTGAATGTTTTGCCGGTAAGATGAGAAACGAAATCATAAGAGGCCCAGCCGAGGGTATACATGTGCTTATGCCGGGAGCGGGGACGACCGGTAGATTTACCGGGTTTGCGATGAGGTGTGGGTTTATCGAAATCAGATTCCATAACGGTGGTGGGGGTGATGGTGTGCGGGTTAGGTTTGGAAGTGTTCATGATCTAGTCCTCCTTATCATGAAGATGAGCGCGGACACCGATGGCAGCATCAACAAGGAAGCCGGCAGCAAAAGCAAGCAGAACAAGAAGCAATAAGGTGCCGGAATTAAGAATGACCATAAGAACACCTCCAAATGCGGAACATGATTTAGTTGGTGGTATCGACAATAATGGGAGCATCGGAACCGGCCTGGACAGTGGGGAGCTGGCCATTCCACTTTTCATATTTCTGCTGCTCAATCAGTTCCGGGGTGAGGGACTGGGAGATCAGACGGTTGGCATCGGCCTGAGCCTGGGCTTCGATCAGTTTGGCTTCGGCGTTGATCTGAGCGGTTTCTTTTTCCTGGTTGGCTTTCGTGATAGCGACTTCTTTTTCTTTTTCGGCATTGACGTTGGCGGTCTGCTGCTCGATCTTTGCCAGCTCCAGATCCTGCTGAGCGTTGACCTTTTTCTGGACAGCAGCACGGGTTTCGTCATCGGGGTCGATATTGATCAGAGAAACGGATTCAATGATAATGCCGTAAGGCTCGAACTTATCCTTGAGGTAGGCGGTAAGTTCCGAGTTGAGGGAAGCACGCTGGTCGCCAAGCAGATCAATGACGGAATACTTGGCCGTGACCTCTTTGGTCCAGGACATGATGTTGGGCTTGATAAAAACTTCTTTGACGTCTTTACCGGACTGGCCCTTGAAACGAGTGAAGGTATCAGCGACATGATCGGGATCAAAACGGTAGGTAAAAGTTAAATCGACCGTGAGACCTTTGCCATCATTGGACGGGACTTCGAAGGATTCATCGCCTTTGGAATCACCGTCCGAACCGGAGGTGAGGTAAGACTGTTCGATGCCGATGGTGTAGGTAGTAACTTTTTGGGTGGGTTTGACAAGATGGAAGCCCTGAGTAAGGGTGGTTTCCGCCACACCGCCGTTCATGTTGTAAATGACGCCGACATAACCAGCAGGAATACGGACAGTACAAAACAGAGCAATAACGATACAGAAGATGATGACAAGGGCAGAGATAACTGCGCCAACGGTTTTGTTCATTGAAAAAACTCCTTATTTTTTGTTTGTGAATTGACGGAAGAAATTAAGAATTTTGGAACCAAATTCATCATAGTGCGGGGAAAGCCAAGCCCAAAAAAGGATGGCTGCGAGGATTATGAGAAGGACAAATGCGGCTGGAATGGAAACACCCCCTTTGAAAAAGAGTAAAAAATAGAAAGCCCCGCAGAAAATGCGCTGCGATGCTTTATGGCTTTTTGCTGAATAAGAATTCAGTGAATGAGGATTCAGGGAATTTTAATTTTGTGGTAGTGGCCGGAAAACGTATCGGTATCGGGGATTAAAACTTCATGCCGATAATCTGTAGGATAGTTGGCTTTGAGCCAGGCGCGTTTTTCTTCGATCTGCGACCAGATGGAAGTGCAATCATACAAAGAATACTGCTCTACAAAGCGGAGGAAACGTGGGATGATACCGCCGAAAATAAATTCATCATAAAGCTTGGAATCAGGGGAGGAGAGGTAAATATCTAATAAAGGACAAGATGAAATGGGGTGCTGATAAGAGATATAAAGGAAATCGTCCTTAAACATGTGATTGGTGTGATAACAGGGGCGGTACCAAAGACCTTTAATGGAATTAGTACGGAGATAACCCCTAGCGCCATAGTAAGTGCCGGAAAGAAAGCAGCCGGGAAGATCCCGATAGGTTAGTTTGGTAGGATATTTACCCTGAGAGAAAAGGGTTTTGGATTCAGGGTCTTGCCAGTGCTGAAGACCGATGCGGCGGGTGGTATAAAGGTTGGCAGGAGTGGAACGGGATTTCATTTTGACAGCTCTCCTTAAACGGAAAATATAAGGAGTATCATTGGAAGCGCCGTTTAACAAATATGTATAAGCATTTAGAGCAACCGGGTTGACATCCCTAGACCGGTTTATAGCGTCAATTTGGCGAGCAATTTCATCCCAAGCTTCGCTCCAAGCTTCTCTATAACCCGGACCAGGACAGTACGGGAGGTTACGTTCAGCGGTATGATATTCGCCCGTTGAAATTGCTGGTGCGTGGTCTGGCATTCGTGTTCACATCCTTTATATATAAAATCAAATTAGTATCAAAAAGGTACCCAGCCAGCTAAGTATGATCATGATGAGTCATTTTCTGGAACAATTTCTTGCTTCTGGATATAACCAGAAGTGTGCGCTTGGCACGTTTGCCTGATAAAATCAGTAGAAAGAGAGGCAAACTGCTGCTGAGTATAGAGCAAGAGAGAGCACATCCTGAATAGAATCAAAAAAATAAAATCCCGGCAAACGACAAGTTCGAGCCGGCATAGCGAGAACTTGTAGATTGACATCACCTTAGGAAATTCAATCTTCCGGGTATGACCGGGAAGCGGTATGCGGGGCAGGCCGTAAAGGCGGTGCCTGTAGGTACCAGGGACTTTGCCGGGAATATGAAACGCCGTGAAGGGCGATACACCAAAGAAAAAATCATCCCACTGCGGTTGAATTGATTGGCTAGAATCAATGAACCCAGCCGACTTGGATAAGCGCTCGGATATGACCGGAGTGCGGTGCTGGAGCACGGTTGACCAGCGGGATGATTGGGTGGCAGGTTTGGTTCTTGATTGGTGCTGCCATACCGAACGGTGGTTTTTTTTATAAATTAACCGATAAACCATCAAACGGTTTTGGTCCCTTACGACAAGTCCGTAAGGCTGGTACTCCCACCCTGACTTGAACAGGGATTGCGCACTAATCTGGTGCTAGGCGGGCTATAAGGCCGCTTCTCTACCATTGAGATATGGGAGCATACTGTGGGGATTCCCAGTGGACTGGTGTGCCACTAAGCATTTTCATTTCTGACTGAGGGATACCCCTACCCTCTCAGATCATCCGGGAGCGACCCGGCCACTGGCGGAGCAAGTGGGATTCGAACCCACGCGGCGGGATAAACCACCCTACGTCCTTAGCAGGGACGCCTCTTATACCAGCTTGAGTATTGCTCCGTGTGAAAGGGCATCCCACCCTTGAGGTACCAGTGACGTGCTTAGCCGTCTCACCATATGTCGATAGGTACTTACCGCTGCTTACCACTCGCCGCAGCCCGGAGGACTTTCCCATCTTGCCACCAGTTGGAAAGGTGTTTGGAAGCCAACTGGAAGTTCCGCCGATCGGTTTCATGCCGGGTGCTGCGTGTTAAGACTGCCGTAAAGACGGCTTTGAACCCGGCAAGGTGGACTGTTACCTGCCCGAAGGTGCAAACGGAATAGTTTTGAGGCAGTGTGCCGCTGCTCTGCCATTGCTTTAGCATCTGGGGGTTAGACCAGAATAAAGCGTCCAGCGAGTTTATTTCACCCACTGATTTGACGGAGAGATGGCCCTCCGCGTACCCCAGACTTGACCGGCGCTGGGAGCCATGACGCCCCGGTGTGAACCGGAACGGTGGAGCCAGGTGGGGGAGTCAGACCCACAACCTGCCGCTTACAAAACGGCTGCTCTGCCATTGAGCTAACCTGGCATAATAACAGAATAAATTCATGATGGAGACGACACCCCGAAATATGGTACATATATTTGTACTGGTGACGGGGACATAGATACAAATTCAAACACCTGGATATACGCGGTTACAGGAAAATTGTAACAACGCCATTTACGACAAGTGGCTTGCGTTTGATAACAAAGAGGGCGTAAGCTTTTCGCAGTTCATTTGGAAATACGAGCAGAACATTTTTAGCCGCAGACAGCTCATCAAACTGTTTGAACTGAATGGAAACAAGAACCCCGAAAAAGCCGCTGACCACTGGATATGACCGAGGTGTGGAGCCGTTTGCTACCCGGTGCGGCCGCAGGTTGGCCGTGCCGGTGTGACGGGACTTGACGGTGTGAAACCAAAAATGAAGTTATTCTGTTATGGAGAGGTGTACCGGAGTTGAACCGGCGCTGCCTGCTTGGAAGGCAGGAGTACGAACCGTTATACGAACACCCCAGATTAGCGCCCGGTTGGGATTGAACCAACAATCTTTCGATTACAAGTCAGGCGCTTGACCGCTTTAAGTTGCGGATGCTGAGATTCCTGCCGGGATTGAACCGGTGAAGCAGCCGACCTGCCGGGAATCATACCAGGGCGGATTGTTTTAACGTGCTACCGCCTTCGCACGTTGCCCATGTACCAGCCTTGAGGACAGCGAGGTGCCGACACAGCCATGCACATGACCTTGCGCCAAGGATTTAATAGAGCCTTGAGCCTTGGGGGTTGAGGAATAAACTTTGATGAAAAAATAAGGTTTGAAATTTGAGCGTTGAGGTTTAAGCGTTAAGCATTAAACTTTCCGGGCAGAACATTCATTCTAACGGGCTGGGCATACAAAAAAAATGCAGCCGCGAGGAATGAACCAATATTTTTATCATAATTCTAATGATCGTGGAACAGGTGTTTATAGTTTTAACTTTGTCATTATTCCACAGCGGACAAAGCGGCTTGTGGTTTGACGCTTTCGGTACACAGGCAAATGGTATCAAAACAGCTTAGTAGCTGAATGTGATCTGGGTAACGGCGTTGGAAACAGAGAGGGCAGAATCAATTTCGTTGTTGAAGGAATCGATCTGGGTCTGCAGGTCCTCAATGATTTGAGTACAGCCTTTGGTGAGGCCATCGACCAGCTCCATGGAGTTCTGTTCAAGATAGGTGTTGCGGATCTTGGCGACAGTTTCAGGATCGGCATCCTTGGTTTTGGAATCGCCGCCGCAGATCGATTTGACCATATCATCGGCCTTGGCTTCCACACGGAGATTGGCGGAAGTGATCTGAGATGTTTCGTTTGAATACTGGGCCTGAATATGACTGCGCAGGTAGTCCAGGTATTCCATGCCGTGCTGCTTGAGAGAGATGGCTTCGGCCACGGTATAAGTTTTATTGTTGACTGAAATTTCTGTGACCGCGTTGGACTTGGAGACAGCGGCCTTGATGGCGTTGCGGCGATTGATGAGATCCATAGCGGAATCATAACTGGCCTGAGCGGATGTTTTGAATTCATCCACCGTGATTGCGCCGAGCTTGGTAGCTTTGGCTTTGGCGGCGACACAGAACTTGGCGGAATCGATCTTTTTGATGATGCGGGAATCAATGGTTTTGAGTTCTACCAGAGCGCGGTGGATGGTCATAGTTTCGGTAGTCATGGGAAAAACCTCCTAAAAGTATCGTTTATGAAAACTTGTATTTAATGATGGTGAAAAAATGTGGGACGAAGATGCCCCACGATGGGAAAAGAGCATTATTTTAAGTTGAGCTGTTTATAGGACAGCCACTTTCTGTAAGAATAAACGAAATCATTGCTGTAGACACCCCAGAGTTTTTCTATCGGCTGCTCTGTTTTGAAAAGGCGTAGGAATTGGCCGGATTTATAACAGGAGCTGACAAGAACTTTTTTGTTTTTGAAGGGGTTGTTTTCGGGAAGCTTTTCCCGGCGCAGAGAGTAGATACGGTTAATGTTGTTGACAATATAGTAACCATTGGCATCCGGGTCCGGCTTTTCAGCCTTATTGGCCCCTTTTAGCCCACGAATTACATAGCCATCACGGCCAAAAAAAGGAGCTTCGCGTATGCCGTCACGATAAGAGACCAGGATTGATGCAGCGGTCATAGCATTTTCGAGGTTAATAAGGCAAAAAGAGGAGGGGATGACGATATTACGGGTGAGATGGTTTTGTTCTGTAGCGTAGATAACCCTTCTGGTGAGATCGACATCCGCTTTTTTGATAAGCGCGATATCTTTGACCTTTACGCCGCACCAGGCAAGAGTATAAACTGCGCGTGGCATATAGTCCTGATCCCGGTTATGGAAGATGGCGTCCATCAGAGATTCAAATTCTTCTTCAGAGAAAAGCATTTGCTGGGAGTAAACATCAAGGGACTGCTGCAGAGTGGGCTTGCCTGGGTTGGCAACTGTAGTCATGGATGGCTTTTGGGAACCATTCCTGCTGTCGGACGGGGAATCCTTGAAGAGCTGATGAAACGGATGGTTGGTTACTTGAGCTGTGGTGAGAATGTTTTGAAGAACCAGATAATCCAGGTAGCAGGAGAGAAGGGTTAGCTTATTGCGATTGATGACCACACTTGACGAGCTGCCGATGATCGCTTTCTCGTAAAATGCGGCGTATTCCTGATAGGAAAAGGATTCGAACCGAACACCGTAATTGTGCTCATAAGTTTCGACCGTGTAGGACATTTGGGGAATGATTTTTTGGATATACTGCGGAAGAGCTTTGCCCTGATTAACCGCAGAATAGGCATTGGTGAAATCAGAAATAAGCTGCTGGTAACGAGCGATACGAGCGGAATCATTGTTGTACCGTTCGATGATAGTTTTGCCCATACAAATCCTGCCTTTCAGATAGTTATTTATAGTATAACGTATGTAGACAGGAAATGTAAAGGGGAAACTATGCAACCGGCGTTGGGCGCGGTTCCGGGATGACCCAGTGAGTAAGGAATGGATTTTGAGTGAGGAAAGCTTTTTTGGCCTGCTGCCAGTTTTCATCTGAGAAGCGGGCAATCGGTTCACCAAGCTGAGAGTTCAGGAGAGTATCCCGCGCTTCGACCACGAGGGTAGAATCCCGCGTAAGGCCGCGGATGGAACCGGCTGGGTAATCAACATGCGTTGGACTGGCACTTGCAAAGCGCTTGGTGGTGAAGGGAATAACATCGCATTGGCCGCTGAATTTGTTATAAACATCATTGCTGACGACCAGATAGGGATGAATGCCAACGTACTTGTGCGTACCAAGCAGGGCGTGGTCTTGCGGGGTGCAGCCCAGCCGGATTTCGCCAAATTTGGGAACCGAGGTACTGGGTTTGAACATAGCGGGAAACCTCCTTTACTTGTTTTTGCTTACCTTGTGAGATTATAATACCATACTAAATACAAGAAGTCAACAGTAAATTTCAAGTTTTTTGAAAAATATTTACGGAATAATTTACACCGTCCAGAGCGAAATCATAGGTGGTGTAGGAGTAGGTATAACGGCCAAAAGGGATTTCATTGCCGGGGGTGCTGGGGGTGACGGCGGCCTGAATGTTGAGAGCCTGCAGGACGATGGTGCTGGTTTTGCTTTGGAAGCGAAGCAGCGGGACGCCGGTGGAGGCGGACATGAAGCGGATTTGATCCGGCTTGAAGGTGGAAAGGGAGGACATAGCCGGGGTGTAGAGGTGGACATTGATGTAGGCTGCGTTCCGGCAGGCGGTGGCAAGCTGGGCAAGGGTGATAGTTTGTGTATTCATGGCTCCTCCTTATTAGTTGACGTCCGAAAAGATGGACTGGAAAATGGTGGGAATTTAATCCCAATAGTTGTAATTGACAACCATTTGTTGTATAATGCGAGTATAGCACAAAGGAATTCAAAATACTAGAACTGAAACCTGTACTAACATTGAAAAGAGGACACGAAAATATGGAGATTGGGCAAATTATACGAGAGTGGCGCAAGGCAAACGGGATGAGCCAACGGGAACTGGCAGAGCGGCTGCGATGCGGAACCCACACTGTGATGGGGTGGGAGAACGGAATCAACTACCCAGGGTTTTGGGCGCTGGGTGTGTTGGCGGACGAGATGCACTGCACGGTAGACTACCTGATGGGGAGGGAAAATCATTCTGTAGCGGCCTGCAAAGAATCCACGATGGAATCAATGGCATCGGAGGCTTCGGAACAGAGATCAACAGCGGACTGAAGTTCATCCATGGCATCTTGCATGGCGGTGCCGCGGTCGGAATCCTGCATAGACTCCGGCATATTACCGAAGGCTTCTTCCTCAAGATCGTGCAGGTCCTGAACCTGAGAGAAAAGATCGTTCTGGATGGTGGAGGAGAGATCCTCGAAAGCCTTGATAAGACCGCGAATTCTGGAGCGGCGTTCTTTATTCATAGCAATTACCTACCTTATTATATAGTAGTTAGAATGAGTGGGTTATGGATTCGGTTACGGTATGGATAATGGCGGGGCTGCAGGACCAGGCAAAGTGGGGCTGGCGGCCGGCAGAAGTGGCGACGGCAGTGACAAGATCCATAGCAGCAAGGACGGCTTTTTGGCGGATGATGTTACGGTCGTGATCTTGAAAAAGATAGCGGCGAACGAAAACATTTTGGATCTCTGAATTGGCCACGGCGATATAGACAGTGCCGGCAGGCTGAGATTCTGCATGAGGACCTGCAATGCCGGTGATACCAACGCCAAGCTCTGCGCCGGATTTTTGAGCTGCGCCGATTGCCATTTGGGCGGCGACAGGACCGGAATAAACAGTATAATTCTTGATGGTATCCGGTTTGACAGAGACAAGGTTCGTTTTGGCAGCGGCAGAGTAAGTGACAAAACCGTACTCCATAACACTGGATGCGCCGGGGATGCTGGCGAGAGAGGAAGAGAAGAGGCCGGCGGTGCAGCTTTCGGCAGCAGAGATGTGAAGAGATTTGGATTTGAGCAGCTCAACAAGCTGTTGGGAGGACTGAGGGATAGAATTCATGATAAGGCTCCTTTGAATGGGAGGATGTACGCCAGGGTTTTGCGACCCTGGTTTTTATTTTTTTTAATAGGACAGAACGAAGAACAGCCAGGTAAGAAAGATTTGACCGGTATGAAGGAGCTGGTCGGTGGTAAGAGAGATAGAACCTTCGTTTGCTTTTTGGTGGTCGATAATAGCATGAAAACCGGTATTGATAAGAATGGCGGAACAGGAATAGGCGATTGCATGGGGATTATAGGGGAAGAACAGAGAATAAACCAGAAGCGGGATCGTAATGCAGGTTGACCACATGAAGGAATGTTCGATGAGGGCGGTAATGTAATCAACAGGATAGTGTTCCTGAACGAATGCCTTGGAGTATTTGAGGTCCCACCATAAGCGCTGCTTGAAATCGGCGAGGATACCCTGGAGATTGTAATCGGCAATGAGGTGGGAGAAAATCATAAGGAGGAGGAGAAGAAATTTGATGAGCATAATGATTCACCTGCCTTACCAGCCGCGGCGCTTTTTGCCGATTTGTTCTGCCTTATAGGTCAGAGCGCGATCATGCACGCCGCTGATACGGTCAAGATAGTTGGGGTTGACTTCTACCTTTTCATCCTCGAAAACGTGCTGCCACCAGATACGATGGCCGTCAGCGTAATCAACATTGTGTTCCTGCATAAGAGTGTAGAATGTCTCTTTACGGTTATTAAAACGATGTCCGCGCCACTTTTCATAGATAGCTTTCTCTTCCGGGGTGGGTTCCGAGATGGAGCGCTGATAGACACCGAGGGCATTAAAATCTTTAATATCATTGGATGTATATCCGGATGCAGCGGCAGAAGCGAACAGACCAGCGATACCGAGAATTAAACCAAAACCACCTAACATAATTGTTACCTCCTTGGATTTTGAAAATTGAAAATTATTTGGAACGAAGACGGCAGCGCATGACTTGGATGGACTGGACGCTGCGCTGAATGCGGGCGGAAAGCTGACGATCGGGGATGGAGTGGACGAGGATAAGATTCATTTCCTCGGTAGTCCATCCACGCTTGGGATAGCCGGCCGTTTGCCGATAGTTGTTGCGGCGATAATAATTGCGGGCAAGAGGATCAAGACGGGAAGACATGAGGGGAGTGGGTCAGCTCCTTGTTGGATTTATTGGGTGAAATCATAGGCGGACTGGGCAAGGGGCAGGCAGTGAGCACGCAAAATCTGCCAGAGTTTGCAATCCGGTTTTATGCGGGAGAGGAGTTGCAGGGCGCGATCCCTGGACATATCGCGGTGGGCAAGAGTGCAGGCTTGAGCCAGAAAGTTGCGATGGGATTCATTGTTGGTGAAAAGAAGCTCGGCACCGGGGTGAGTTTCCGTTAAGTAGAAGTAGGGGCCGGTAACTTGCAGGCGGATGCCAGCGGACGGAGAACAGTAGAGATCGAGGGGAGAATCATCCTTTGCCGAGGTGCAGCCTTCGCCAAAATAAGAGAGCCAGCGGTGGACGTTGGGACCCCAGGGGCAGACGGTGGGCGGCGGCATGAAATCATTGCCTTCCCAAACGTTTGGGGTAAAAGTTTCATCATAGGGGTAAGGACAATCCTGTTCTGGGGTGAGAGGCGGGGTGTAGATTAGAGGCGGATAGGCGGGCTGGGTGGTGCAGATAGCTTCCGGCGGAACGGATGCACCTTGGGGCAGAGGAGTGAAATCACAGGCTTCGGTTGGGTAGGAATAGCCGGACGAAGAATGAATGTTTTTGGTTTTGACCTGGCGATAGACGGTGCGGAGCTTACCATCCTGATAGAGGTTGCCGAAGATAAAATCGTTCTGGCTGACAAAGTAAAGAGTGCTGCGATCACCATTGAAACAGAAAACAGCGGCGGCAGTTTGGTCGGCCAGGTTGGGACGGGGGATATCCGGGGCGGCGTGATCAAAATAATCCTGGAAGCTTGTCCAGTTTTTGAAGTAGAACGGGTAGTTGGGATTGGGAGCAAAATCAGAACAGATGCCCTGATAGGAACCGTAGTGAGGATGAGCGCAATCCGAAACAAGATTGACAGTGATGTTATTGGCACGCTTACATTTGATACCATGATAAGCGCAGTGACGGCAGTGAAGCTCTTCACCGTAAAGCGGATTTGTGGCGGACATGGGACAACCCCCTTAGACGGCGTAGTGGATATCGCGGGAGCGGGTGCGGCGGAAGGTGAGAGCAGCGGGGGTGGTGGATTTGATCTGGGCGATGGCATCATAGCAAGCCTTTTCATCCGGGTCAGAGAGTTCATCATCGGAGATGCGGCGGTATCTGAATGTGAGGTCCTTACCTTCAACAAAGGGAGTGCCGGAGGTTTTATCGAACTGAACGGAATCATTGTTGTAGGTGACTTCGAAGATAAAATCGCCGTTTTTGTTATAGAAGCGAACGTAGTCTTCCGAGGAGGGATCGAAGAGATCACGGCGGACATCGCTGGCGGTATAAACAACACCGTTTGCGAATTTCATGGTGATGTTATAGCGCTCAGCGTTGAGGTTGACAATGTTCAGATCCTTGATGGCTTCCGTGAAAGGCAGGCCGGTGTTGAGTTCAAAGGAGATGGAACGCAGGCAGTCATAATTGAGGTCAACGCGGCCGGCAAAACCGATGACGGCATCGATCTGGTCATAATAGTCCGGCTTGAGCTTATCCTGCATGTAGGTGCGGATTTCATCGGCGGTGGGGTAATCAAAGCGGAAGTGGTAGTGGAAGCGGCCGGGGCGGTTGACGAGGAAATCATTGAGACCTTTGAGATCATTGCAGGTGACAACGAAGAGGCGCTTGCCATTGGAAGTACCATCGAACAGGGAGAGCATGGTGGACTGAGGATCGGTTTTATCATTATCGGAAGGGTGGGCGAAGGTTTTATCGAATTCATCAAAGAGGATCATGACTTCCTGGTCGATGGATTCGAGGTAGGAGGCGATGCCGGGGATGGCTTCATCGACAATGATGACGGGCAAGCCAGCAGAGATGGCACGGGTGGAGAGCAGGCGGGCGAACATGGACTTGCCGATACCTTTTGCGCCGCTGAGGATAACGCCAAGAGAACGCGGGAAAGCGTTGTAAGATGCCATGACTTTTGCGACCTTGGATTCATGCGGGCCATAGACAGTTTCATTGACCTGCATATTGGGGCGGGATTCCAGATAGAAGCCGCTGAGCTTGGAGAAGCGGACGCAGTAGGTGGCGGCGGGCAGGGAATCAAAGGTGCGAAGGGAATCATCGTAGATCTGGTACTTGATGCCGGTATTGACGATTTTCATAAATATGTAACTCCTTTTGATTTTTGTTATAGAACAATGTTAAAAATAAAACAAGGTGGTGGAAAATATTACAAAATTGGGAAGTGGTACGGTTATCAGTCCGGGGCTTTAAGATTATGGGGGTTATAGGGGGTGTAAGTGATCTCGATTTTGCCGGGGCAGGTACAGGTTTTTCCATTGACAAAATACTGACGCCAGTAGTCATCGTCACATTCGCCTTTGGAGGTAATACGGAAGGTGAGGGAAGGGAAGGAGCGGGAGAGGGCGATCATATCGTTGGCGACATCGAACGGACATTCGTTTTCGGAGTCGAAGGTGAGGATATCGTTCTCGTCATCATAAAAATAGGCGGAAGGATCGAAGGGTCTGAGGCAAGGGGAAACATCAGCGTAAAGGATTTGGAGTTCATGCTGGATGGCACAGCGGGTTTGCTCCGGGATAAAAGCGGGGGTATCATCGCGGAAGACATCGAGGGTATAGCGGGTAAAGTAAGACATAGAATCATCTCCTTAATTTAAGATGCAGTGACGGAATCGGTGAGGGATTTGAACATCGTTTTGGGAAGGCCGGGGGTAGATTCCTGGCGGGAAATCCACTGGCGTTGGTAGGAGACAACACGGGGATAATCAGCAGCAGGGGAAACAAGTTTTGGGGTTTCGATGTTTTCAAAGACACATTCCGCGATGATCTGCAGGATTTCCGGCAAGGTGGTATCAGAACCATAGGCGGAGACAAGACCGCGCAGGGAACAGTAATAAGGCTCGACGGCTTGTTCCAGCTGGCGGATGGTGTAGGCAGAGAGGTCGATCGTTTCGGCGGCAACGGCATAATAATTGCGGTTAGGAGAAGCCGATTTGGAGTGAAAAGGAACGATATCAGTGAACTGGTATGTAGTGGGAGAGAGCGCACGGCAGAACTGGCGGGGGTCCGGGTCAGTTTGGAAAAATTGTTTCATTGGGTGGTCCTTTCAGGGGGTGGTGAGAGGCTGGATGAGGGAATCAAAAGAGATTGAGGAAATGGGAATGGACTGTGGGGAGGAAGAATAACCGACAAGAGCACAGATAGGGAAGTAAAAAGGGACACCATAAAAAGAATACGATCGTTTATCAAATGTATCGTAAGCCCTTACTACACTGTAAGAGTGGCCGCAGTATTGTTTCATACCCCGCAAAATGGTGAGATACGGAGTTTTAATTCCACCACTTTCATTCAAACCGTATTCTTCTACCATGTCATCCCATGTACGGATGGTGACGATATCACCGGGTTGAGGATCGAAATTCATAGAGCGGCTCCTTTCAGAAGGTCATCAAAGGTGAGAGAGGATTCAAAGACGGGCAACACAAGAGAACAGACAGGAAAATCATAGCTTACATCCGCAAAAGAGCCCCAGGAGCCAACAGCGGTAGTGGTTGCTCTTTCAACAGTGTAGAAATGACCGCAATATTGTTTCATATTTTGAAAGATGGTGGCAGGAAGCGTTGGGATATCCCCAAAGGAATCAGTGCCAAACTCTTTTACCATATCATCCCAGGGGCGGATCATAACAAAATCACCGACTTGAGGAAAATACGAACTCATTATGTGGTTCCTTTCATAAGATCGTCGAAAGAAATGGTAGAAGCAGGAACAGGTGTGGCAACAACGAACATATCTTCCGTAAAAGGGAAATAGTGGCCGTCGTCTAATGTATAGATCCAATGTTCATCGTTAAGGGATGGCCGGACACTTTTGATTTTGAAAGAGCGACCACAATACTGTTTCATACTATTTCTAAAGGCTACATAAGGGGTTTTAATCCCTAGGTGTTCACCCAGGCTGCCATATTGAGAGAGCATATCATCCCAAGTACGGATTGTGACCGTATCGCCAGGCTGAAATCTGTGAGGATAAAACGGCATAGGTTAAGCACCACCTTGAAGTAAATCATCGAAGGAAACGGAAGGGGGAGGAGTAGGCACGGGGGAGGATTCAATAAGAGATTGGTAGGCGGCATAAATTTTTGAAGCGTAATACAGTTTGCCATCCTGGGTGGTGAACTGAAAGAAATTTTGATTGCAGACACCTGTGGCGGTAACGATTTGAGGGGAATCAAAATCACCGCGGGAAACGGCATAAAAGTTAGAAACAGGACAGAAACCGAAACGACCCCAAACTGATAAGTTCATATAGCGAGCGATGGATCGTTTGCGTAGATTAGAGCTTTGACGAAAATCATCATAGAGAGCTTTACATTGAGCGAAGGAGGGGAAGAGAATTTCTTGATTAGGAAGGATGGTGGGGTAAAAAAGATCGGTTGTTTCGGGAGGAATCAAAAGAAGTCACCACCTTGGAGAAGAGAATCAAAGGAGAGAGAAGAGGGTGGAACGGATTGGAGTTTGGATTGTTCAAACATGGGAGCACTGTAATTATAGCCGTTGCCGGAGAGCGAATAGAAGGGGAAGCCATATTCCCTTTCTTCGATTCTTGCAATGGTAAACGTTTTACCGCAATACCGTTTCATTTCTTTGGTAAAACTTTCCGGCACGACGATGGAACCAAATTTGTTCAAACCAAATTCGGATTCCATATCATCCCATTGACGGATGGTAACTTCATCTCCGACGTTGTAGGTAGGATAATCAGCAGGGTTAAGAGGTTTCATTGAGGGAGTTCACCTCCGGCAAGGAGTTGGTCAAAAGAAATGGCGGGAGGAATGACGGGAGAGGATTCGTTAAGAGGGGCGAGCATGGCAGGTGAGAGGAACCAGTGGCGGGATCCATTAGAAAGAGAGAGAAAAGGATCATCGAACTGGAACATAGCGGGAGAAAGATAATCTTTATTTCTGTCATAAGGGAAAGGTTCGTTTACGATGGTGAGAGTGGCACCGCAGAGGTATTTCATTTTCTCATTAAAGAATGTGTTGTCCGGCAAGCAAAAACCATAGTCACCATCATGACATTTGATGGAATTGAGTTCATCCCAGGAGAGGATGCGGACGCGCTGGCCGAGGTAGAGGTCTTGGAATGTCATAGGAAATCACCTCATTGAACAGTATGAGCGCCGTAACAAGCAGCGTCAGGGATGATAGGATTCGGCATAGGGGTGGGGCTGCTGGATTTGGGCTGGGGTTTGGGTGCCCAGGAATGGGGCTGGCCATCCAGGATTTGCATTTCCTTGGCGATGGAAGCGATAACGAAATCAAGAGAGATGGCCTGACCGGTAGTCTGGCGGCCCCAGTAGGACTTGCCCCAGCAATCAAGAACGACTTCACCGCGGGCTTTGAGCTTTTCACCGAACCAGTTGGAGACTGCCCACCATTCAAAGATTTCGGGCGGGGTGGTGTCGAGGTCATCGTATTCATCGTCGCTGTAGACAGCACCGCAACACTGACAGACATGAACAGTTTCGGACTCGCAGCAGGCACGGGCTTGGGCGAGAGTGGGATAGGTGAGGCCGCAGACGGGGCAGATATAGGGGTCCACAGGTTCCGGGACGTCAGAATCATAATTCGGGTTTTGGAATTTGGAATCATCGAGGTCCGTGACGTTAACTTCATCAAAGCAGGTGGAAGAACCGCACTCGGAGCAGGTTTGGGAGGAGGCATCACAGATAGCGGATTCGTAATCGGATTCATCGAAAGGAGGAGCTTCCGGGATACTAGCGTCATAAGCGAGGGCGGAGAGGATAAAATCCATTTCCAGGTTCATATTGCAGAAGACTTCACGGTTGATGAGATGATCGAGAATTTTTTGGTTGGGGGTGGAATCGGAAGAATATTCGTGACCGTTGACGGTGTAAAGCATAAGATCAACTTCCTTTTTTGTATGTAGGGAGTTCAGGATTCAAAATCGGGGTAGTCGAGGGCGGTGGCGTTAGAAAAGAAGACATCAACCATATCCTGATCGGATTCGATGTTATAGCAGCCGCCGCAGGAATCGTTTTCTTCCCATTCATTGGAATCGGGGCTATATTGATAGAGGGTGAGAGTTTTTGCTTCGCCGTTGAGGTATTGCTGATAGAGTTCAAGCTCACTCTTGATCACGTTCTCCGCACGGGAGCGCCAGTCCGGGGTGGAGTAGCCGAGGTCAGCTACGTTCTGGCGGGTGCAGACGGCGAAACCGGCAAGGCCGGAATCAAAATCATCATGGAACGGGGTGGTGGAGAGAGCGATGGCGGAGTGAACGTAGGCATAGATAGGGAGTTTGACGTATTCAGGTTCAATGCCGGCTTTGACATCAGTGACAAAAGCGCTGACAGGTTTATCACCGGAGAAATAACGGTTGGGGGCGATATAGAATGTGGAGTAACAATCCCAATCCGTGCGGGGGTTGGGAGGGAAGAGATCGGGGTCTTCGGAGATAAAATAAAGATCATTGCCGGATTTGGCGTAGGTGCCGGTGAGGGTTTGTTTGGTTTGAACGGGGATGGTGAGGGTGGACATATTTCAAGCCTCCTTCTTGGATGCGGATTCAACTTCCGGCTTGGATGCGGCGTTAATATAAGTGTTGACGGCAGCATTGAAGCGATCAAACAGGACGCCGCTGTACATAACAAGGGTTTTGAGCTGCTGGGCGGTGCGGTGATAGCGGTTGCGGAACTGGATATGAGCTTCGTTCCAATCGGTGTTCATGATTTTATAGACGTTGCGGTAGGTGACGGAGAAGTTGCAGGAGGTATCATAGTAGATAGCGGCAGCCTTGGCAATGGCGGCATTGATGGCGGCAGCACGTTCATCCAAAAGGGACTGAGAAGGGGCAGGCTTGGGCTGCTTTGCGGATTCATCCGGCAGAGGGGCGGGGACGGGCTGTTCATCCAGGACGGAGGCGGCCGGAGATTTGATGATGCAGGGTTCGGTTTTGATGAGGCCGAGTTCCCGCTGGACACCGAGGGGAAGCTGAGAGTTGGGGTTGGAATCGTTTTTGCGGACGTGCTTGATGATGGCATCGTTATAGAGATCGTTCAAAATAGAATCGAAGATTTCGCGGTAGGTAGTGGAAGATTCGACAATTTGGATGGTGGAGAGATAAGAAGTACAGGCGTGAGACTTGCGGTAGTTGATGCGCTCCTGCTCCTGGACAAAACCGTAATCGCGTTTCATTTTGGCGTAGATCTGGCTGAGGATATCGCGGCGGGAGGGGTAAAGCTCCGGGGCGTTGCGGATGATTTTATCCATGGTCTGGTAGACTTCATCACGCCAGGTGACGGGGGCGGATACAGGTTTTGAGGTTACAGCAACAGAGACATTTGACTTTTGCGGGGCAGGTGCCGGGGTGGATTCGTTTTTGGGGTGGGGGGCAGATTCATCATGGACGGCATAATCCTTGGGGGTGACGGTGACGGGCTGCGGGGCAGGCTGCTGAGCGGGGACAGCACCGGCAAAGTGGTTGGCGAGGGCAGCGAGGGTGGAGGTCATTGTGACCATGCAGCGGGTGGTTTCGGCCTGGGTTTTGAGGGTGGAATCAACGAGGGCTTGGATGGTTTGCATGGCGACGGCGGAGGTTTGGTCCGGGGTGGCGAGGACGCTGCGGCCATAATAAAGGGATTCCATAACGTCCCATACGAAGTCCATAAATTTATCCGCGTTGGGCTGGCGGGAGAAGCGGCAGATTTCCATAACACCACGGAGGGTGTAAATAAATACATCCCTGGACTTACCATCAACTGTATTCATTTTGCATACGGTTGAAAGAGGGTCCAATCGATCTTTATTCCGATTATGAATCTGCTGAATTGCGATACGAGGATTCTCATAATTCAACGCTGCACCGACCTGTTCGCGGGTCATGTAGAATTCATTTTTATTGGAATCGTCCTGATATACATTGCAGGTCAGAGAGCCAAAAGGCTTTTGGGTGACAAGGGTAAGATTTTGAGTCATTTTGAAAGTTCCTTTCTGAATTGAAATGAGATGATATGGGATAAATGGATATTGGATATTTGTTATGCTTTGACGGTGTTTTTGCGGATGAGTTCGAGGACGGTGCAGAACGGGGCGAACCAGCCGCCACCCGAATAGAAGGCGTGCGGGGTGGAGGGCTGGCATTCATAGCAGACAGTACCGTTGATGATAGCGAGGGTGTAGGTAAGTTTGGTCATAATGGTTGATCCTTTCTGATGGTAAAAATAGATTCAAAATAAAACAGGAAACAAGCTGACGGGAAACGGTCTTCCTAGGTGGATCTGGGGTCGGGTTTGCGAACGACGTGTTATCGTTTGTTTTTGCCTGCAGCGACTCTATTGATGTCATCTCGAAACCGTATGGAGGTGATCTGTCTGCAGAAGGCGCCTGCGATCCAGGAGGGGGAGGCGGTAACAAATTCAAACTCTTGGATATAACCGAAGAGTGAAAACATGAACTGAAATATAATCAGCAAATGATTCTATACCTTGTTAGACTGTTTTATTTTTGAGGTTGATAGTTGGGACACGGCGGGGTGTGGTTGGCAAAATCGGCCATGGAAGCGCCGTGGTATTTATGGTTGGGAATTTGCCAGTTGAGCGGTAGCTCCTTTCAATAAATCATCGAAGGTGAGAGTGGAGGCGCAGACATAAGATTGTTCAAACATGGGGGAAGAAAAAATCTTAGAACTACCGTCGAGATAATAAGAATCAAAAGTTGGAGGTGCATGGCGGCGTACATGAACAATGGAGAGTGTTTGTCCGCAATATTGTTTCATAGGCTCTGTGAAGCATTTTGGGACCTTGATTTCACCATATTCATTCAAGCCAAATTCGGATTCCATATCTTCCCACTGGCGAATGGTAACTTTATCACCAATGTTGTAGGTAGGATAGTTATTGTGGTTAAGGGCAGTATTCATAGTTGTTGGACTCCTTGAAGTAAATCATCGAAGGTAATAGAAGGGGTGGAAATACGGTTTTTGGGTTCAGGGGGGAGGGTTGCAGGGACAGGGAGGAGCATGGCGGAGGTGAAATACCAACCGTAAGGAGAACCGCCATCATTAAGGTCTACATGAACACCCGGTAAATAATTGAGAAAATAAATGGGTTCATCAGGAAGATTTTTATTATGAATTATTCTGGCAACAATAAACTCTTTGCCGCAGTAAGGTTTCATGCCAAGAACAAAAGAAAGTTTATTGGGATGAACAGCGATACTACCGTAAGGATCGGAGCCGTATTCTTCCATCATGGAATCCCAGGTGCGGACGATGACGTGATCACCGACGTGGTAGGTGGGGTAGGAGGCTGGCATTCAAATGCCTCCTTTCAGGAAATCGTCAAAGGAAACAGGGAAAACGGGAACCGGGGTGTCATAGGGGTGGAATTCATTGGGGGTGAAAAGAGCGGCGTCCCAAGAGAATCTGGCAGCGGCGGAGGGATCGACAGCGGTGGAGAGATCGTAGGGTTTTAAGAAGTAAAGGTCAGAACCGCAAAATTTACGATCAATTTGCATGATGCTGCCACAAAGAGGACGGCGTTTAGGGGACATATAATCTGCGACACCATTAGAAAGGGGATCGAGAAACAGCGCACAGCCAGCATCATTTTTGGGAAGAGCGTCAAACTCTGCGGCAGAAATGATTTGAACGAGGGTGCCAACGGGGTAGGTGGTGGGGAATTTCATTGCGCGGCTCCTTTCAACAAATCATCGAAGGACATGGAAACCGGGGGCGGAGAAACGATACTCAACAGATCTATAACAGGGTGAAATTCAGCGGCGGAGAAGAACCAGTCATCCCAGGGAAAAACGGTTTTATCTTTAGCGAAGAGAGGTGTGAGTTTGTATAGGTCTCCTGCACCAGTTTCGGAAATGCCGGTGATGACAGCCGAACAGCCGCAAACAGGAAGTTTATCTCTGTGAAAGGAATCGTCTGCGCCGGAAAGGAAATGGGCAAGAATAAAATTGCCGCGGTCATCCGTAGGATAGGAACGGACTTCTTCTTCGGAGATGATTTGGACAACATCGCCAACTTCATAGGTAGGATTCATGGTAGGCTTCCTTTCTGTGATGGGGTTAGAGGTTTGCGATAAGAGAATCAAAGCTGAGATCCGGAGCGGGGATGGTGCGGGAGATCATGCTGGGCTGGATAATGTGATAGGAATCGTCGTGAGGAAAGTAGAGGCGGAGAAGGCCGGAGCAGAGGATGGCAACGATCTTGCCCTGCATGCCGAGGATAGGCTCATAGGGGAGAGAATCGGTGAGGGTGAAAGTGGTGCCGTAATCATACTGGAGGGAGCAGAGCATTTCCGGAGCAGAGACGATCTCGACCCAGGTGCCGGGTTCATAGCCGGGGAGGAAAGGGGTCATGAGGAATCACCTGCCTTGGAGGAGCTGGTCAAAAGAAATGAGAGGAACGGGGTTCATGTCGATGAGAATATCGCTAATATCATAGAAAAGGTCTTTGTGATTGAGATGATAGTGCTTTTGTTTATGAATAGCATCATCGACAAGCACATCGGCGATTTCACCGTCATCAGAAACAACAGTGCCGTGGAGGACTTCAAACGTAACGTCAACAGGGGTGGAATCATAGGAAGGAATGAACCTGACAAACCGGTTAAAATAAACTTGAGTGCCGGGGGCAATTTGGATATTAGGTATCATGGGGAGCACCTACTTTGAGAGATAAGATCGTCAAAAGAGATCGTTGGGGGAGGTACGAGAGCGGTGGTGACGGCTTCGGGGGTATCGTCATAAGTAAGGGCGGAATGGGTGGCGACAAATGTTTTGTTATTCATACTGGGGACAATAACGGTGACATAAGCGCCATTATCAGATTGGACAAAGCCGTGGAGGGTACGACGGGCTGTGCCATGCAGCGTTATGATTCCAAAATAGACGGGAGTGCCGGGTTGAATGTAATAAGGGTCCATAAGAATCACCTGTATGAATTAGAGGACAGAAATAATTTCATCAAAAGAAACGGTAGACGGGGGTACAGGGTTGGGGGACTTATAGGCAAAGGAATCGTTGGGGTCCTGGATTTCGGTGATGTATTCATGGGGGACGTGGAAGGTGCGGGAATCATCGGTCCAGACGGTGACGCGGTTGCCGTTATCTTCTTGGACGGTGCCGGAGAGAAAGGTGATCTGAAATTTAGTGTTTAGTGGTTTTACGGTAAAGAATTTGACCCGTGAGCCGGGGGAGATGAGTTTCATAAAAATCACCTGAATTCATTTGAAGGGGAGGGTTCCAGGGTATTACCAGGCGCTCCAACCATTGGAATGGCCGGAGGCCCAGCGAAAGGAAAGTAAAACCATGACCGTGCGTTTACCAGGCGCACGAACAGGGGGCGCAACGAGCTGCTAAGAAAGGAAGAAACAGCTGAAGCGCCTGGGAATGCCCCGGAACCATGAGGCGGAATGGAGAAAAATAAAAATCAATTTGTGAAAGCTGATGAGAGGCAGCCGGTGATGGCAGCAGGCACTGTTTACTGAGCCTCTGGGTTAGTTTAGTGTCTGGCCGATGTTTTGTGGTATTTATTGTTGAGTTTGCTGCTCTAGTACGCCTTTTCTGATGCGCCTTGAGTTGGAGTGTCGATGTGTCGGTGACCTATGGAACTCGATGATGGAAATGATCCGACGACAGTGTTGGCTTCCAGGGGGTGGGACAGGGTAACAAATTCAAACCCTCGGATATGACCGGAGGGTGTTTGGCTTTGACTTGAAACAAAATCAAAACGAAACTTTTCCTTTAACACAAATGATTTTTTTTGGGATTATACGGTTACGCTGGGCGGGGCGGGGCGAGATCGGCCTTGATACAGGATTCAAGGTCAAGGCCGTATTTGTCGTTATACTTTTGGATAATGTATTTGGTGGTATCGGGCTGGACATCCTTGAACCAGGTGATGTTGCCCTGGAAGGACTGAAGGTCTTCATCCGGCCACTTTTTGCCCTTTTGTTTATCGCGGAAGTAGGTATCAATGGTGGCTTTGAAGATTTTATTTTTGCGGTAGCCAACTGTGATTTGGTTATCCTTATTGAGCATGACGCCAAGGATCCAGTTGCGGCCGGCGCGGGAGTGGAACTGGGTTTTGGTTTCATTGAGAGTGAAAGGAGCGTTCATTTGGGAGAAAAGCTGGACGATGAGGCGCTCGACCGCATGGTAATTGAAGACAACTTTGCAGGAGACGATGATATCATCGGCGTAGCGGGTGTAGCAGAGGCGGTCGGTGATGGGGGTTCCGTCCGGGTTGTGCTTGCCGGATTCAAAATGGTTGACGGCCTTAGCGAAGGCGTGGTCAAAGGGGATCATCATGATGTTGGTGATAAGCGGGGAGATGGGGGTACCCTGCGGCAGTGCTCCGTTAAGGAAGCAGAGGTCGAGGGCTTTGAGCAGCTCCGCGTGGCCGGTTGGGCTGGCGAGGATGAGGTTGAAAGGATAAATGAGTTCAAACTGGAAGAGGACAAACGCCGGCGTGGTGGAAGGGAAGAAGCCATGAACATCAAAATGGGCGAACCACCAGGCATCGAACTTTTGGTGACGTTTGGCGGCGGAGAGGACGCTGCGGTCCTCGACATAGGCGAAGGCGCAGGTGTGGTGGTCGGCAAACATCCAGGACTGGAAGAGGGTTTTGAGTTCTTTGAGGGCTTTCATTAAGTCGGAATTGGGGGCATCGATCCAGCGGAGGCCGCCGGAGGCTTTGGGGATGGGAAAATGGTTGTACAGGCTGGAACGGGGTGTGGTGAGGCGAAGGGATTCGTACTGCTGGTTGAACGCCTGGAGCTGGAGGATCATTTGCTCCACCTTGGTGATGCGCATGATGCGGGGAGGAACTTTGTTGCAGATGACGGTACGGGTAGCACCGTGGCCGCCGGTGGAAAGGTTGGCGAGGTTGAAATCCCCGCGGAGGAGTTCTTCAAACGTCATTTCCCGGAAACGTTCCGGGCAGTTATAAGTGATGTAAACCATATGGGTACTCCTTATGTGAGGGTTGTGTTTGTGTTCTGATGGGAGATGGAGGCTGCCGCGGAATATCATCGTCGTTCGCCTTCGCCAGCTTGCTTTGGTTGAAGGCGGCTTTTGCGTGTTTTCAGATGCGATCCTTGTACTACTGGTCTCCCTGGCTGGCCGAAGTATGTGGATTGGAATTATCCTGCCAGTCGACATTTGCTCGGAAGCTGTGGTACCTTTGGACTTGAGTCAGCTCTGGGTCCGGTGGCCAGGATCAGGTGCGGGGTGGGTCGGGGTAACAAATTCGTGCTCTTGGATATGACCGAAGAGCCTGAAGCGAAAAAAGCTTACAGTATACAACACAAACGAAATTTAATGGAACGCTAAGACGACAGGGTTACAGACCGAGGAATGCGGATTCACCCTGGAGGTTGAAGGGGGCGGAGAGGCCGGTGTGGGTCAGCTCGCCTTTTTTGATGAAGTTTTGGAAGTTGGTGACGGTATAGCAGGCGGCAACGCGAACCGTGGGGGCAACGCCGAGGGTAGTGCCGCAGGCCGAAACGGGGACCTGGGCGGTGGCTTCGGCGTGGGTGAAGTTCATTGTGGCGCGGAATTCCTTGACCTGATTGGGGTCCGACCAATCAGCGGCGTAGAGCTGGGCATCAAAGAGGGCGGTGCGGACATCAAACATGGCTTTAATGAAGGTGTTAAAGCGGTTGGCGTCCACGATTTTCTGGCGAATCTCGATGTTATCCACGGCGAGAAAAACGTAACCGGAGAGGGGCTGGCCGTTCCAGCCGGAGGGTTCCAGACGGATATCGTTTTTGGCTTCCGGATTGATGGCACAGAGGATATCGCGGAGGGCTTCCACTTTGGGCTGGCCGACCTGGGGATCAAAGAACATCTGGTTGACGATGTTTTTCTTTTCCACCGTATCAAAATCATAGAGGGTGAAGTTGGTCAGGCCATAGCGGGCAAGAAGCTCCGCGATGGTGGAGCCGACCGAACCGCAGCCAATGATGTGGATGCGGCCTTTGACATCATGCGGGGAGAAGACATCCAGGCTTTTAGCAAGATTCATAAGGCACCTCCGTTGGTGAGATAATCATAATAGGTGGGGTAGTGGTCGTAATAATTGCCGTCATCGTCCGTCCAGCAGCGGGCGGCGTTATCCCAGAAGACGTGGGGTGCGGTGCCTCCGGTGGGCTTGACGGGAGGGTTCGTTTTGGAATAGATGGGCGGAGCCTTGGTGACAAGGGACTGAGCTGTGGCGGCAAAATCGGAGAGAGTATCGGTGTAGGTAACAGAGATATCGTCTTTATCGTAGATTTTGTTGGCGGCGTAGTCATACAGGCGGGCGGTGAACTCGCCGCGCTTGTTCCAGATCATGAAGAGGTAGAAATCATTGCCCTTGAGCTTATTGACAATTTTGGACTCGTTTTCGTCATCAACGCCGGAAGGGGAAGTGGACATGTTGACGTGGCTGTGGGCCTGGTAGCGGATGTTGTTGAAGATTTCATCGGGCTGGGAGAGCAGCCAGTCGTTGTATTTATCCTGGTCGGTTTCGACGGTGACACCAGTAACCTGCTGGGGGTAGACGAGGATATCATAGATTTCATACTCGGTAGGGGAGAGCTGGCGCATGAGGCCGTGCCAGGCGACTTCGGAAGTGAAATCATCAATGAGGCGGGACTGTTTGGCCCAGGCATCGGCAGTAAAATTGATGTTGATTTTATCTTTTGCTTTGGTTTTGGCGAGCTTGACAGAGCCGGCGAGGAGCTGCTGGCGATAGAGTTCGATGGCGGCATCCAGAGCGGTCTGATCAATACGGATAACTTGCATGGTTATTCTCCTTCCTTAACGGAATCGTTTGCGGATTTGAGCTGTTCAATGGCCTGCTTGGGGGTGATGGATTCACCGGTAGCGGTCAGGATGACGGGGATATCCGTGTGATAGGCGGCGGCGAAATCATCAAAGAAATATTTGGTGGAGATTGTTTCGACGAGGTTCATGCTGCTGGCGCTCTGCTGACAGATGGCAATGGCGGCAATAAAATCTCGGCGATCCTCGGCATCCTCCAGCATGGGTTCATAGTTACCGAGGCAGGAGTGATGATTGATGTGAGGGTTGGGAACAGCCTGAATGACGTTCATATTGATCGCATCGGACATAGCTGTGACATGGCAGTTGTAATTAAGCCTATAGGTGGCAGCGAGTTTGATTTTGAAGATGTGGTCAATGAACACAGCCCGGAAAAGGATACGGACATCGTGTTCTTCTTCATCGGTAAGATCCTGATAGGGGCGGTCACTGTTGAAGATAAAGGTTTCGACATCATCCGGGTCATAGTTGGAGAGGAATGTGGTGATGACGAGGAGAAGCGATCCATCGACAGTACCGACGGAGATGCCCTTTTGAGTGTGGAGATAATCCTTGAGTTCCGTGATAAAGGTGGATTCATCTTTGGAGTCCAGGCCGGTCAGCTCACAGTTAATGCTGGTGATGTTGGTAAAAATTTCCGAGATACGGGCGCGGGTTTCTTTCAGATCACGGTAAAGACTTTCAATTGACCGCTTGAGATCCGCTTTACGGCGGTCAATAGTACCTTTGAAGAGGGATTCGATTGCTTTATCTACGGCCCTGGAGGACAGATCGGTTTTGTTATAAAGGGCTTCCGCCATCCGGGCGAGGGTTTCCGAGCCAGTATCCGGGGTGGAGAGGGCGCGGAGGTAAGCGAGTTCATCGGAGGTAAGGGGGTAATCCTTGAAGAGCCAGGGCAGCAGGCGGGGCATGGCCGAGGCGAAACGGCGGTGAAAAACACTGCTGTAGAGGCCGCTGTCGTGCTGGGACTGGACGATGGTGATACGGGCGGCTGCATCCTGATAAACTTTGTACTTATCAGAGAGATAAGCGCCGATATCTTTGACTTCCTGAATGGAATCGGGGATGGCGGCATTATCAGTGACGAAGAACAAACGGGATTCATTCGGGTTAGGGGAAGGCTGCAGGCCGGAATCATCGCCAAGGATGGCAAGGGTATTGCCTGCGGTGAGGCGGGAGTAGACCGTGCAGGCCAGAACTTTGGTGAAAATTGTTTTGAAAGAGGAGCGGCAGGGGGTGTTGTCCTGCCATGTGATGGTGGGCGACATGTAATTGAGAATATCGGTGTAATTGGGGAGTGGCATGGTGATTCATTTTTCCTTTCTGATTAGATTTGGAACGATTGGCCGCGTTTGCGTTGCCCGCTGCCTGCCGCGGGGAGGCTGTTCCTGTAAGGCAGCACCCCGGTGGGGGAAGAGACACCACCGGAGGGAAATCAATCAGGCGTTATCCTGCTTGGCAATGTTGACCAGGTAGCACTTTTCCGCGATACCGAAGTCCGCGAAGGTCTTATCCAGGTCGCCTGCGGCCAGAGAGGAGCCATCCAGCTTGGTCTGGCCGGTAGTGTAATCGACATCATGAGCTTCCAGGACGGAGCGCAGGGTGGTGTTGGGGTCAACGGGGTAGGTGTTGCGGTGCAGGTTATCGACGATAGTAACGTTAATCATGGTAAAAAATCTCCTTATGATGAAATATTTTTATGTTGGATTGTGGATTGGGGAAGAAAAATCATGGCCGGGCTGCTTGTTGTGGGGGTGAGCACCGGCCGTTTTGGTTACTGAGCGGCGGTTTCGTTTTCCGGGGTGGCCTGGGATGCCGGGGTGGAAACTTCAATGCCGGCGATGATGGCATCGTGATCGGCCTTGAGCTGAGCCAGGGTTGCGGTGGCCTGGGTCTCGATTTCATCCAGGTGCTTCTTGGCGAAGCCGATGCGCTCGGCGACATGCTCCTTGGCCTTGGTGATGTCTTCGAGGTCGGCGGGCAGGTCCTCAACGTAGATGGCATTGTCGGTGCCGAAGGCGGACTTGGCGAAGCAGATGCCGTAGGTGGACATGCTCTGCTTGGCGGACGGGGCAATGGCGAAGATGATTTCATCGTCATCGCCGGACTTTTTGCCGGGCTTGGTCAGCTGCAGAGCCTGAGGAGCCTTGGTGTGAAGGGTTTTGAGCTGGGCCATAGTCAGGGTGGAGGTGATGGAGAAAGTGGTTTCGTTGATTTTGACAGTAGACATAATGTGTGTCCTTTCTTTGGCATGTAGCCAATGTAAAAAATATTTGCAAGTGCGGAATGCACGGTTGCCTAGGTTGGGGAATTGATGAGGGAAGCGAGTTCATGCCAGGCTTCGCGGTAAGTATCGGCGGACTGGATGAAGGTGGGGCCGTCACGGATTTCGTAATGGCCGTGGGTGGGGATGATAATGTACATGGGGGTCAACTCCTTTTGCTTGCGAAAACTTGTAAATAACAGGGTGAAATAAAACCTGCCAGACGGGGCAGGGCGGGGAACAAATTATAATAAGGCTGGGATGCGCTGTGAGAAACGGGAAGAAAACGGGCGAGAAACTACATGGCCACAAGGAAACACGGCCTGTAGGGGCTGTGTGGGGCGCTGAGAGGGATGCGGTTTCATGCTGGCGGGTGACTTTGTGATTTTGATTATATACAAGTTTTCGCAAATATTCAAGCCGTAAAAATGTTGCTTGATGCGGTGAGAATGTTGCATGGCCGATGACAAAATATGTTCGTTTTTTGGCGGTACAAACCCGGTGAGGTGGTGGGTTAGTAAAAGCAATGTTCTAAAACGGCCTAAAAATTGCGTGTCAATACGACTAGGAAGGTTCAAAATCGGGCTGAAAACAGCACGTCAATAGCGTTTATATATAAAGATAAAGATAGATATATAAGAGGGCGGTGCGTCCGGCGTTTGGAATGGGAACGGGTTTTGCGCTTGTGTTACGGTTTTGCGGGACTCTGGGGTACGGGTTTGTAGGCAGCGCAGGTTTTGGTGGCGGAACAGGAAACAGTGTTCGTTTTGGTGATGGGGATGGTGGGCGCGATGGGAGGAGCGGCAAGAGTGGTGGCGGACTGGAGAGTGAGAGGTTTCGTTTCGGCTTTGGCTTCCGTCATCTTGGTAGGTTTGATTTTGCCGTCAATAACATCGTGCAGGTAGTTGTAGCAGCCGATAACGAACAGAGACTTGCGAAGAGGGTCAGCGAAGAAATCATCAATGGTGTAAGGATAAGAAGCTTTTTCGTGAATGGCTTCGTTGCTATAGTTGTAGCCATAAGAGTAAACGGTGGTGGGGCTGTGGCGGACATTGAATTTGCGGGTGATGTAGTTGCAGCCGAGCTTGACATAATTCATGAAGGCGGCAGAGCTGTAGTTGAGGACATCGCGGACGGGAAGAGAGACGGGGAAATCAGCAGCGGCAATAATTTCATCGTAGAGGGTGACAATGCGTTTTGCCAGGCCGGTTTTGGTGGTGAGGAACCAGTCGTCCTGGGTTTTGAGCTGGCGGATGGCGGCGTCAAGAGCTTTTTCGGAAGTGATTTTTCTTTCAAAGTCAGTCATGGTAGATTTCCTTTCTTGATTTGATTTTGAATGGGTAAAAGAAAAAAGCCTTGCGGGTGGGCAGGGCTTTTATAGTGGAGTGATTTAATTAGAGGCTGAACTTGGTCGGGTTTTCATCGGCGATTTGAAGGACGCGATAGAGAATATTGGAGATGGTTTTATTGGTAAGAGCCAGCAACTTTAAGGTCTCGGTATCGCTGGTGCAGGCAAAGGCTTCAAAGTGGGAATTGAGATAGTCAACATAAGAGCTGAGAAGAAGAGAATCGTTTTCGTCGTGGTAGGCTGTTGCGGTATCGGCAAGGATGCGGGTACGGGCAAGGGCAGAGATGACGGGGGTGTCACGGAAGTTGATAGGATTATAGCGGTCGGTCACATGATGAACGGTCCATTTTTCTTTGCCGGTACATTCAAGGATGAAAAGGCGGGCGGTACTGTACTCCAAGTCGGTATCAATATCGTTCTGGACAGCATCAATCTTATCAGGGGTAGGGTCGAGATTATAAATGCTCTGGCCGGAAAGTTTTGAGATGAGAAGCAGGCGGGGATGACTGGAGGAAAAACCTTCACGGCTGCCGTTGTTGATGTTGGAAAGATAAGCGGAGGCCATGAGAAGGTCCTCACGGGAAGCGGGGGTGGGGTAAATGAATTCATAGAGGAAGGAGGTGAGCTGCTGAAAATCCATGGGGTTGCGGTTGACCTGGAGAACCATATAGGGTTCATTGTCGGCACCGAATTGTGTGGCCGGAGAGGTAAAAGTGCAGAGCTGGGCGAGAGTGATGTGATGAAGCATGGTTAGTCCTCCTGCTGAACAAGGTCTGCAAACTTAGCTTTGGCAACTTTCAAGGCAGATGAATCGGTAATCATGGTTGGTAATTCCTTTCTTGAATCGTTTTGCACCGCAGGTTAGTGGACGGCGGCGAGGACGGGGGCGGCGGCACAGCAGAGGGTTTTGCAGCCGATGACACGGCCTTGGGTATCGCGGACCATACAGCAGGGGTAAAAGACATCGGAGCGGGTGGGAACGCGGGAGGCGACAAGAGCACTGACAATGTAAATCGTATTGGGCATGGGGTTTGGCAGGTTTTCGACATCGCCATAGTAAGAGTGGGAGATGGGGATGGTTGTACCGGAAGCGGTGGTGAATTCGCCGTCGGAGATGGATTCAACATAGACGCGGGCAACTACGCCGAAGGGCTTGATGGAGGCAGTGCCAATGTTGATTTCGTGCGGGGTGAGGTTGAGAATTTGGGTAGACATGGGGCAGTACTTCCTTTCATGCTGCGCAGCTTTGTGGCTTGCGGATTCGTTTTTTAATTTACAATTTGTTCACAAGATTTGTTAAGATGGTAGAATTTATGCGGATTTTGACTTGAAAAGTTTGGTGGAAACGGAGAAATAATTTTGTTTTGCGGTTTGGTTTATGATTGGATTATACAACGAATGGTTGTTGCGTGCCAGTGCAAAAAGTTGGACATCAATAATAATAGCGGCGTTCCAAATCATATTCGCCGTGGGGGGTGAGGCCATCGGGGTTGGACCAATCGCAGGCATCCTCTTCGTTTTCGGCAGAGGGGCGGATGATGGGCCAGGTGACGACATAGCACGGGGCGGTGAAATCCTTGGCGATTTCGTTGGGGCAGATGGCTGTGGCAACGTACTGGGCGATACCGTGGTAACAATCATAGGAGCAGTAGGCTTGTTCCAGGAGGATGAGGGGTTTGCCGTCATAAGAGCAGGCACCGTTGAGTTCCAGGCGGGAGAGTTCGGACTGGAGGTTGAAGGGGTGGCGGGCTTTGGTTTTCATTTTGGGTTCAACCTTTCTTTGACAATACTGTTACTTAATTCTGAAATATTGGAAGATAAGAAAAGCGCCCTGGGGATTAAACCAAGGCGCGATGGGGGTTTGTGATTCATTTTTTACTGGGCCTGGGGAGGATTTTTGCCGCTTGCATTCTTGACAATATACAGAGTGTTTGCGAGAGTGGTTTCGCTCAGGTCGTCAATCCGGTTAGTCAGGCGGTCGATACGTTCGTTGGTAGCGTTGACAGCTTCAATTGTCATATCAAGCTTCTTTTCAATATGGCTTTCAATGTAGGCCATCATGCGGGTTTCGGATTCTTTAATGAGTTCACCGCATACTTCGCGAGATACTTCACGGGATACTTCGCGGGATACTTCCGTCAACATCTGGCGGAGGAGTTCAATGTCGTTTTTATCGAGGGCCATGGGGCACCGTCCTTTCTTTAATTATAGTATAACAGATTGACGTTCAAAAATCAATCTTGATGCGGCGCTCTTTGATGGGGATGGTTTCAAAGTGGTAGCCAGAATTGTAAGTGTTGGGAATGCGGGTGCGCTTGGTATCGTGGCGAATGGTGGAGAGTGGGGCGGCAAGGAGCAGGGAGAGGATAGCCCCGGCAGCGGATTCAATCTCGGAATCAGGGCAGCCAAAGCCGATAAGCGGGTCAGTAAACCAGGACTTGGGGCTTTCTTCCACACAGGCATCGCCGGAGTAGGTTTCGCTTTTGGGTTCGATAGGGGTCTTGAGGTAGTGGAAGGGAAAGAGGGGGTTATTGTCCAGGCTATAGGAGTAGTAAACGCCGTTCATTGTGAAGTTGATATAGCTGGTGTGGGTGACGGTGATGGGGGTGTGGGGGATGGCCTGGAAGAGGGCGAGTTCCTTTTGGAGGTTGGAAATCAGCGGTTCCCGCACTTTGGGATGGAGGGTTGAAGAGGATTCAATGCGGCGCTGCGTTGCGGTGCAGGCTTCTTCCAGGTTGCGGTCAGAGATGACGGCGGAATACAAGGGTTTCACTTTGCCGCCCTGGGCGGTGATGAGCTGGGCCAGGTGTGTGAGGATGCGGGCAGAGTTATACTGCCAGGAGGTTGCGTAAAGACGTTCATTCTCTTTTATGACAATCATTTTGGTACTTCCTTTCAGCGGGGCTTAGAGGTAGTGGGCGGGAAACGCCTGGCCGACTTCTTTATAGGTGGTGAAGATGGGGCCGTGGTGGCAGATAAAATCATGCAGGCCGGCACGCAGGGCACTGAAGATTGCGTCTTCGTTGTAATGGGCGGAAGCTTTGTTATAATCGCGCTGCCAGGTGGTAAAGTATTCTCGGATTGCTTTGGATTCCCAATCATTTTGGAGGAAGGCGGGAACCTTGCCGGAATCATACTGCTGCCAGGCTTTGGCAAAACGGATATCGCCATAGATGCGGGAGGCCATGTTATAGGCGATTTTCTGCTCTGCGGTGCAGACGGACTTATCCACGCCGCGGATTTTGTGGTATTGCAGTTTCATTGCGGAACTCCTTTCAATCAGAGAATAATCTGGGTGCCTTCATCCAGGGACTTGCGGAGGGTATTAGCAAGCGCTTTGAGGTCCGTGAAGTTTTCATTGGGCAGGGGAGAGTTGACGGCGTGATGGGCAAAGGTTTCAAACTGGCTGCGGGTGATGGTGCCGGAGTCGGCCAGCTTGGCGAATTCAGCGAGGGAATCGGCGGTGGGTTTGGGCTGGTGGAGGGCGAGGGCATCCAGCATTTCCGGCTTGACTTCCGTGTAGCCAACGGTTTCAACATGTTCATCCGGGAAGGCCGTTACGATAACTGTACAGTTGGGAATGGTGTGGGAAACGATACGGGAAGCGGTAAGATCCGTGATGGTTTCCATAACGGTGAAGTGACGGTCGCCGGCTGCGGTTTCATAATAGACGCGGAACGGGGTTGTTTCGGGATCGGAGAGGTCATCGACAGGCTTAACGCGCAGGTCTACATAGTGCGCGGGGTTCTTTTCGATGGCGGTGCGGCACTGGTCAAGAATGTTCATTGCGGCGGCGGAGAAGCAGTTGAGGCTTTCAACCGACTGGGATTCATCTTCCAGCCAGGCGCGGGCACTCTGGCGGGCTTGACAGGCGGCGGGACGGGTATTGAAATAGCCGATGATGGTGGGCAGGTGAAGGGAATCAGTGAGGATGAGGGCATAAAGAGAATTCAACATTTTTAGGTACTTCCTTTCATTTCATGCTGTTTTTTGACAGGGGATTCAATCGGCGTCAATGGCCAGAGCGTATTCATCCGACTGGCCAAAGACGGTGAGGGTGACGGTTGCAGGGCTGGACGGGTCATAATCAATTTGGATGTTGGTCATAACCAGGCGGCAGGTGGCGGCGAAGGTCAAGAGGATAAGGCCGAGGGAGAGGAGGAGGGTGGAGAGAATGCGGCGAGGTTTCATTTGGGGGACTTCCTTTCATTGGCAATAAAAAAACGCCCTGGCGGTGAAGTCAGAGCGCAAAGAACTTATTCATGATACTCATGATGGGATTCAGGGTCAGGCCGCCTTGCGGTGGGTGGCGGTGCGGTGCTTTGCCGCTTTGGGTTTGGCCACTGGTTTGTGGGTGGCATACACGGCCAGAATCAAAACGGACAGGGAAACGGCCAACAGGATGAAGGGGTGGCGAGTGGCCAGGGCGGGAAGGCCAAAGAGAATGGTCAGGGTTACGGCGGTAAAGGCCGTGAAGCGGGCGAGAAGTTTTGTTAGCTTTTTCATGATGGGGCTTCCTTTCATTTTATGGTTTGGATTTGTAAAAATAGTTTTATTCTGGTATAATGTAAAAAAATCAAGTTGTAAAAGAGGTTTTAGAATGGAAAAGCAATTCAAAACAGCAGAGGAACAGCTGGAGCATATTCGACGGCTTAACAGAGAACGTAAAGCAAGAAATAGGGAAAACGGAAACGAACACAGAAAAGGAATCGTTTTGAATACGGAAGATAATGACAAACTTAATAATCTTCTTGCAAAACTCGATTGCACGTTTCCGCAGATGATACGGCGGCTGATTAGTGGGGAATATGAAATTCATCTTAGAGATGAAAACAAGCAATAAAAAAGGAACCGCTCTGTGAAAAGCGGTTCCGGTTTGGGATTCGATTTTGAAATTAGTTACGGTTACGGTTCAACGTAAAGGTTTTCAATCGTAAAGCCGACTCTGACGCGATCTTCATTTGCGGTACAGATTCGAACATTAACGCCGAGATCAAATGCAAGAAGCATCAGGTCTTTGAAGTCAACAAAATCATCAAGGGCCAAAACAAATTCAATGTCATGCTGGTTCACTTTTGGAATCATTTTGAACGTCACATTATCATTCAGCGGATAGGTTTTGGCGTGTTCAATGTATTTTGCGAGAGCTTTTTGCATCTGATTCATTTTTTGCAGCTGAACGGGATTCACGATTAGGGTTTTAGGCCGTTTGAGTTCTTTTTCAACTGCTTTCCCGATTGCGTAAATAACAGAATCGTGCGGGTCAGCGTCAGGGCCGAGATCAACGTTTTCAAAATCGAATTCAAAAGTTGGGTCCATTGTAAAACTCCTTTGCGTTTTGAATTTTGCGAGGGAATTGGGCTTGCGAAACGGCAAACCCTATGTAATTTCATTTTACTACCTATTCGCAAAAGAATCAACAACGGGCGGCTTGCCACTCTGCATTTTTATGGGCTTGTGACCATCCAGAAGGAAATTCATTTTTTCAATTCATTTCCCTTTTGGGCTGCATTAACAAGGGCAGACTTTAACCGGTCTGCCAGCGGTGGGGTTACGCTTTACGCTTCAATCGTGTACGGCTTGCCAGTGGTCAGGTGGTACATGACGTTGCCAACAATGATTCGCATTTCCTTCGGGCTTGCCATTCGGATTGCCAAGGCGGTTTTGCCCGCCTTGGTCATGCGGTTTTTGATGTAGTTGATATCCTTGGAAGTGACCTTCAAAGCGTTCAGCTTTTTGGCCGGTTTGACCGGCTTTTTGGAATCGGATTCATCGGTCGGTTCCTCTTTGGGAACGTAATCAATGAACACGATGCAATCAACGATAGCCTGCAAGTCACGAACCATGCTCTTCATACTGCACGACTTGCGGGACAGGTTTGCGAATTCGCCGTCAGCATCCTTATATTTTGCGGCGAGTTCATTCTGGGCTTTGGCATCGAGTTCAATTTCGGTGCCAAGGTTCAGAGCCAGGCTTTTCAGCCAGGATTCAAGATAAAAGGGCCACTGGCCATTGACGGCCAAAGTGCCCTTTTCGGGGTTGCAATGCTCAAAGTCAACCAGGTCGATTGCATTGCGGGCCTTGCGGTCATCGACACTGATGGTTACGGTGCCGTTTTCATTCTGCTTTTTCTTCAGCACCTTTTTGGTCATTTCGCCGTACTTGCAGGCGGCCAGCATGGGGGCTTCTGCCTGATAGCAGGTCAGGTAAATTTCGTTCTTCTTCAGTTCGTTGTACTCGTCAATCACGTTGACCAATGCCGTTTCAGCGGTTACGAGATCCTTTTGGGTTGCGTCATCGGCGGCCAGAAGGTCCTTATATGCCACGGTTTTCAGCTTAATTTCGTTTTCAGCGGTGGCAATCAGGGTTTTCAGTTCGGCCATATCGGTGGTTTTCAGTTCGGTTTTCATAGTCAAATTCCTTTCATTTTGGCAATTCCGTGGGGGATGCTTTCCCTCATCAGGTATAAGAGCCAGTCCTTACACGACAAAACCGCCCTTTCTTGCGAAAAGGCGGTCTGTTTCGGTTTTATGAATAACCCCTTGCGGGGCGGAATTCGATTTCCGAGTCAAGTTTATACTCCTTGTGTGATTGAATCCGCTTCATTTGCACGGCGGGGTTTTGCGGTGCCAACGGTTTTAAGCAGTCAATGCCCCATCGGAGATAGGACAAAAAGGCACACTGATAACATCGGAGATATTGCCAGTGTAAATGCCAGTCGCTTTAGAATCCGTTTGCAGAATCAGGTTCATCAAACGCATGGGGAGGTCTGAAGTAACAGTTTCCTGGCATAGTTTTCCCAAACTTTACCTAGTTTTCGACTTCAGCCCGATTTATGCTTCGTTCAAGCCGAACTTGCGAATAGCCAATCGGTTTTTTGTTCGCCCTGCCATTTTCACTAGGATAACAGGCCCCGCATTTTTAGCAAAATGTACTGTTTATTTTTAGGTCAAAACTTGACCGCGTGGGAAGATATAAGCGCTGTGTACCGCGCCGCGCTGTGTGTTAGCGCTTACACCTATAACGTAAAAAAAATAGGGGTATTATTCCAGTTTTTCAAAAAAATTTTTAGAAAATTCGAAAATAATAATCCGCAGTTAAAACATAACAAAAAAAATACCCCGTTATACTATCCAACTGCGGGATAACATAACGGGGTATAGCGGCCTATTATAATATTGTAGAAGGTGCAAGGCCGTTATCTAACAGAGCTTTACGGCACTTTGCAAGGATTTTTGCAACTTTTGATTGACTATAGCACAACTGTTTTGAGATCTCTTGCTGCGTATAACCGGCGGCGGTATAATAGCATATATCCTGCCCATCTGGAATATTGCGTAAAATATAACCGATATCTTCCCAAAACAGCGCGCGCGATTGAATTGTATCGGGGTTGCTATAACGCGGCTCTGTTAATCCGGTACCTTTACCCTGTATTGCGTCATTGTTACCTTCTGTTAGTTTTTCTACACTTTCAAGAGGTACTGTTTTTGTACATGTTTTGCCGGTACTATCTATATAGGTAACACGGCCTGTTATACGCGCCGCGCGTTGACTGTTAATCCATTTGTTCGCCGCGTTAATACCGTATGACAAAACAGCGCGGGGGCCTTGCAATAGTATAAGCTCTTTGGTGCTTCTCTTTTTATATACTCTGATAACAGTAAAGTTGTTATCCCCGCCTTGTACCCAACTATCAAGCGGCTGTTTTGCGGCGGCTGCAAGTTCAACATAATGCAAGGCAATAGTTTGGACTAGATCTGCGGCGGCGGTACTGTTATCGGGCCATATCCCGCAGGTAGCATATCTATTGATAGCTTGATATAGGTCCCGCAGGGTATCGCTATACTGTTTATTACAAGCAACTTTTGCGGCGGCGGCGGCGGCGCCAAGAGCCGCGCGGTATACTGGAGGGATACTATCGGAAAACTTCCACTTTTGCGCCGGCGCGGAAAACTCAAAGTGTATAATCACATTCTGATTTTTGTCATTCTTTTTTTCGTTCAACATTTTTTGTACCTCCATTTTTTTGTGTGGTATTTTTTTGTGTGCTGCGGTATGCGGTATATAATACCGTGTACTTATTATAATAAGCAAGTCAGCACCGCAGTACAAGATACTTGCAATAAAATTATAAATATATGAAACAAATGTATATAAATAAAGTGCGGCGTTATGTACTGCGGGTAGAAGGAATTGGAGATCTGCGGTAAAATAGGGTATTATACTTTATACTATATAGTATAGGTCAGCTGACCCGACGGCACGGCACGGTATATAGTCCTATAAACAGGACTATAAAACAGCGCCTGGTATACCCTCTGTAAAGCAAGAAAAACGCCAAAAATCAGCGGGTGAGAAGGCCATAAAATAGCGGTATACCGCTAAAAATTTGCTACTTGCAAACCACGTTCAATAGTTTGCATAGGGGGGCAGGTTAAAAAGAAAAAATAACGTAAAATCGTGGAAAATGGGTCAGTTATCCCATCTCACTCCCGGCTCTCAAAACACAAACCAGCGTACCTACGCTGTTTCTCCCTCTTCCACTTCCCCACCTCCTCTCCTCCTTTCTCTAAGCCCCTCCCTTCCTCCCTCTAACCCCCTGTTTCCTTAATCGTTCCCTTTCTCGAAGAAAACCGCATAACAATCCGCTTTCTAGGCTCCTTTGGGGCCTTATTTTTTTACCCAAAAACGCCATAAAAACGTGTAATTTGGCCACTAAAACGCACAAAAACAGCGCCAAAACGCTAAAAAGCGCATTATTTCCGCCCGAAAACGCCTCGGAACGACTCTGGCGGAACTTTTTGACCCCCGAAAACGCCCTCTTTTGGTCTTCACCAGGGGCAGATCCATCCATTTTGAGACCAGATCCGGCCAATAACGAGCACCACAGGGCTATCACAGGGCGCTCTGATCGCCTGTTAGCCGTTTTCCTACCTATTTATACTGTATAGTTGGTTCTATCGGTCCCACGGGGAAAGATTGGGCCTCGCCGTTGCCAGGTAGAGGGGGTAGATCGGGTCCCGCTGTCGTCAGACAGGGGTATTCTTTCGCCCCTACAGGTGGAACCTGAAATGCCTCAAGCGCAGCTAACCCCCGCCCCTACAGGCGGAGCCTGTGTTACGCTTTCTCCTGAAATTTATTTTTTGCCACTGTTGACTTCTTGTAATTAGCGGTGCTATAATAGAACCATAAGATAAAGCTCCGCAGGATACGTTCCGCAGGACACACCACACAGGAGGGAAGCCCACCATGAAAAAAAGAAACAGCGTAGCTCACTTTATTCCCCGCACTGTTACGATGCAGGAAGCCACAGAGGCCAAGGGTGGGTTGGACCTACAAGGTGCTGCAAGTTTACTGATGGCAATGATGCAGGCAAGCGCCGATGCTGATGGCCACAACGCCCTGATGGAACAGCTGGCATCCGCCATGGGTTATAAGCTGGTACGCGAAACACCACAGCCGCGCCAGCGGAGCCGCAGTAAGAAAGCCCGTGCCGCCCGCTATGCACAGCCTAAACTGAGCCTGGTAAAAACCAATGGTGTGGCAAAACCAACGCCGGCAGAGCCGATCCGCAGCCGCGAGGACTTTAACGCCATAGCCACCTACCTGCACACCCAGGGACGCCCGTATAACAGGCAGCGGAACTATACCTTATTTATATGTGGTGTGACACTGGGCCTGCGTGTGGGCGATCTTTTACGCCTTACCGTTGATGATGTGTGGGATTGTGAGCACAACTGCCCGCGCCACCGCGTAATTATCATCAATGAAAAGACCGGCAAGCGCACCAATGACCTGATTACCCCGCTGGCAGCAGGCGCGATTACCGCCCTGATTGAAGAGATGCGGGGCCGAACCATGAATGTGCTGAAGCCAGGCTGGCCATTGTTCCAGAGTATGCGTAGCCCCAAGGGAGTGCCGCAGCCGCTGGACGAAACCCAGGTGTGGCGGATCTTGAACCAAGCGGCCAAAGAGTGCGGCATTAAAGAGCATATTAGTACCCACAGCCTGCGCAAGACCTATGGCTATGCTGCAAACCACGCCATGACAGAGGCCGGGCTGCCGGCTGGCCAGGTGATGGAAACGCTGCAAAACAAGTTCCACCACAGCAGTCAGAGCATTACGATGCGCTACATTGGCTTGAGCCAGGAGCAGATTGATGCAACGGCAATGGCGGTAGATACAGTGTTGGGGGTGCCGCCGCTGGCTACTATATAACGATGCCCATTAAATTTGGGTGCCTGGCAAGCACCCATTTTTTTACTTTTGTTAAATACAAGTTTTCGCAAATGAAGGAGGCAAATAATTCATGGAAAATCACGACACAGGCACCATCAATAGCTCCGCTAGATATTGTTTGGCAAAGCCGGGCGACAAGGTACGAATCACCAAAACACACCGGGCGGGCATACACCAATATGCGGCCTGCGAGGGCGATACATTCATAATCACCAAAGTGGTGGACGGCCAGATTCCCTATGGGCGGTGGCTGCAGCCGAGCGGTATGCTGGCGGTCAGGGAGCTGAAGCTTGACCCAAACTGCTGTACGTTACTTACGCCGGAGGAATGTGAGGCACCGGCTGCTACACCAGAGCCAACCACGCTGCGCAGTGTGACGATTGATGTGAGCGACCCAGAGGCAGCACACAAGGCCGTGGATGATGCGTGCGCAGAGTACCAGGCCAGCCAGACGAGCCGCTGGAGCACGGCAGAGACATGTAGCGCAAAACTGAGCGCCAGGAAAATGATGGCCACGCTATGTGAACAGGGTATCAGCATGGTTTGGTTTATTGAATCAGATCCAGACCTCCGGCACGTTTGCTTGGAATGCTACAATGGTACGCCGAACACATGGGCGAAAAGTCATGGCTATTCTACCAATTATGTGCAAATCACCTTTAACGATAACGTAGACTTCGATGAATGGATTGGCCGTTACGCCTGCCTGTGCGCATTAACGGGCGAACCTGTTGCCGATATCGTTATGCGCAGTATCAAGATTGACACCTGAATAATTAACAAAGTTTTGGAGGTAAAAACCAATGAAGAAAATTCCTACCTTATATAAACGCGAGTTCAGTGACCACAAGATTACCGGAATCCGTGACGAGATTACGCCGGGCTGTGAGGCGGCGCTGACGGACGAGAGCATTGCCACATTGAAGATTGACGGTGCCTGCTGCGCGATTATTAACGGCGAATTCTACAAGCGCTTTGATGCCAAGCCGGGCAGAGCAATGCCGGAGGGCGCGATCCCGTGTGACGAGCCAGACCCGATAACTGGCCACTGGCCCCACTGGGTGAAAGTGGCGGCAGATAACCCCGCGGACAAATGGTTTGTGGCGGTACGAAACAACAGCTGGGATGACCTGCCGGATGCAACCTATGAGGCGATTGGACCGCACTTCCAGAAGAATCCCTATGGGCTGGACAAGGATGTGCTGGTGCGACATGGCACGATCAGTATTGATATCCCGAACCTAAGCTTTGAGGGAATCCGGCGCGGGTTGGAGTTGGCCGCCATAGAGGGCATCGTGTTCTGGCATGAAGGAGCACCGCTGTGCAAAATCAAGCGCAGTGACTTTGGCTTTAAGTGGCCGGTGACGCAAGACGAGCTGAACGCGGAGTTTGGGGCAAATAATCCTGACCCGTGCAAGTTGGTGCGGCGGACTGCGGCTATGTACAGCAGGCATGAATTTCCGGCAGATACGACCAAGATGTTTGAGGTTGAATACGAAGCCACCAAGGAGGAAGCGCGGGCATGAAAATTATTGATTTTGAACGCAAGGGCAACCTGGTACGGTTCTACCTGGGTGATGATGACCTGGTGGAATGGTACGGCGATGACTGGAACGATACGCCTTATGAACACAACGCGGAGCGAGTCTATGACGAATACGTCAAAGGTTACTGCGATATGATGTTCCCGTTTGATGACCTGGTACTGGA